CACTAAAAGCAAAATTTGTTGCTGAAAGTGCAAAAAAAGTAAGCGGCGCTGTTGCTAATCATCTAAGGGGTGAGTTATCACAACTTAAAGAAGATATTCAAGCAGCACGTGAAAATAATTTTGGACGCAAAATTTTTGAAAGTTTTGCAAGCGAATTTTCTGTTACACATCTTAACGAGAAAGCAGAAACACGCAAGTTAATATCACAGCTACAAGAAAAAGATCAACAGTTAGCAGAAGCTAAACAAATTTTGGATAATGCTAAAAGATTAGTTGAAAGTAAAGACCGCGAGGTCCGAATCATTAAAGAGTCTAACCTACGTGAAAAGACAATGGCAGAATTGCTAGCTCCATTGAATGAGGAAAAGGCTAATGTGATGAAAAATTTACTAGAAAGCGTACAGACTCCAAAGCTAAAGTCTGCTTTCGACAAGTATTTACCAGCAGTTCTTAATACAGGTTCTGAAAAGAAAGTTGCTGCAAAGCAATCATTATCAGAATCAAAAATGATTAGTGAAATTACTGGTGATAAAGCTGCCAAGAAACAAACTGAAGTAGAAGAAGGTAATGATAACCTTATCGACTTTAAGCGTTTGGCAGGGCTATAAACGACATATATAGGAGAAAGATAAAATGTCAAAAGTTCTATTAGAAAGCCGTTGGGACGAGACCAAAGAGGCCCTGTTAGAAGGCTTAAAGGGCACTCGCCGCTCAACAATGGGTGTTATTCTAGAAAACACCAAAAAAGCTCTGTTGAAGGAATCTTCAGCAGGCACAACTACAGCAGGTAACATTGCTACACTTAACCGTGTTATTCTTCCAGTTATCCGTCGTGTAATGCCAACAGTTATTGCTAACGAGTTGGTAGGCGTTCAGCCAATGACAGGTCCAGTTGGTCAGATTCACACATTACGTGTTCGTTATGCTCAGTCATTGACAGACAACAGTGCCGCACAGACAAGCGTAACAGCAGGTGAAGAAGCACTAAGTCCGTTCAAGATTGCACAGGCATACTCACGTGTACCTCAGAATACCGGATCAACCAACTTCTATACTGCTAATGATACTGCAGCTCTTGAAGGCAACGGTGGTAAGCAAATTAGCGTACAGATTCTACGTCAAGCTGTTGAAGCTAAGTCACGTAAGTTACAAGCACGTTGGACATTCGAAGCTGCTCAAGACGCACAAAGTCAGCATGGCATTGACGTCGAAGCAGAAATCATGGCCGCTTTAGCACAAGAAATTACTGCTGAAATCGACCAAGAAATTCTATTGTCTCTACGTACTCTAGCAAGCACAGAGTTCACATACAACCAAGCAACTGTTTCCGGTACTGCTACATATGTTGGTGATGAACATGCTGCTCTAGCAGTTCTAATCAACCGTGTTGCTAACTTGATTGCTCAACGCACTCGCCGTGGTGCAGGTAACTGGGCAGTTGTTTCAAGCGCAGCGTTGACAGTACTACAAAGTGCTACAACTTCTGCATTTGCACGTACAACAGAAGGTACATTTGAAGCTCCAACAAATACTAAGTTTGTTGGTACATTGAACGGTGCAATGCGCGTGTTCGTTGACTCTTATGCTCCTGACACAACACCTGTGTTAGTTGGTTATAAGGGTTCTAGCGAAACTGACGCAGCAGCATTCTATTGCCCATACATTCCATTGATGAGCAGTGGTGTTGTTCTAGATCCATCAACATTCGAACCAGTCGTATCGTTCATGACACGTTATGGCTACATCGAATTAACAAACACAGCATCATCATTCGGTAATGCTGCTGACTATGTTGGTGAGATTGCCGTACAGAACCTCACCTTCCAGTGAAATTCAGTACATTTTAATATCTTTACAGATATTAACAACACAAAAGGGGCACTTAAGTGCCCCTTTTGTTGGGTATGTTTTTAGTTTGAGCAGTCAACACGAAAAGATATCCTTAGTGCTTTTTTCCTTAAATCTATTTGATTGGTTTAGATAAATATATTATTGAGATACATTCTAGGATAAAATATGGCATCTGAACCATTCAATTCTGCGGGTGGCTTTAGTGTAGGCATACCAGCTAACACTGTTATCGACGCAAACGGCAATGTCGTTACAAACGTAATGATACCTAACGGCAACGTAGTTGCTAATAACATATCTACTAACAATTTTGTTGTAACAGATAATGTTAATTTAGGTGACATTTTAAATGTTACAATTTATGGTGGTGATAATGGCTATTTCTTGCAGACAGACGGAACAGGCAATTTAACTTGGGCCGCCGGCGGCAATGGTGGTGGTGGCAATGGAACACCCGGCGGATCGAATACTCAAGTACAGTTTAACGATGCAGGTGAGTTTGGTGGATTTGCCGGCTTTACTTTTGATAAAACAACTGGCAATTTAAATGTACCTGGAAATGTTATTACCAATGGATTAGTGACATTTGATGCCACCGTAACAGGAGATTTGATAGCAAATACAATTACGTCTAGTGGTAATGTATATGCAGAATATTTCTATGGTGATGGTAGTAATTTAACAAACATATCAGGTATATCTGGTAGCTCTGGTAAATCAGGTTATAGTGGTCCTTCAGGATGGTCAGGTTTTTCAGGTCTATCTGGATTAAGTGGTCTATCTGGATTAAGTGGTTATTCTGGTTCAGGTATATCAGGATTTACAGGTATAAGTGGCACTTCAGGCATATCAGGTTTTTCAGGATTGTCAGGTTTTTCAGGCAGATCGGGATTGTCGGGTTGGTCTGGCGCTAGTGGTTTAACAGGTGTATCGGGTAAATCAGGATTTAGTGGATTAGGATTAAGCGGGTTTTCAGGTGCATCTGGATTTAGTGGGTTTTCAGGTAAAGGTATTCAACTTGCAGGAAGCGTATTTGATTATACATTTCTTCCAAATGGACAACCACAAGGAGTGGTATTTATCATACTAAATGCAGGTGGAGGATACAATGCAGGTGACGGTGCAGTAAGTAACGGTAACAATACATGGTCTAACATAGGACCATTACAAGGACCTTCTGGCTTTAGTGGAACAAGTGGCTTTAGTGGTGAATCAGGTATCAGTGGCTTTACAGGTGAATCAGGTATCAGTGGGTTTAGTGGTACATCGGGTATATCGGGTGAATCTGGTATATCAGGTTTCAGTGGCACTTCAGGTATATCAGGTATAAGTGGTATAAGTGGATTCACAGGAGTCAGTGGTTGGTCTGGTGTTTCGGGAACCAGTGGCATTTCAGGTACCAGCGGTACATCAGGTATTACAGGCGTAAGTGGCTGGTCTGGTATTTCGGGAATTAGTGGTACGTCGGGTGTTTCTGGTATATCTGGTATATCAGGATGGTCTGGTACTAGCGGCATTTCAGGTGTTAGCGGATTCACAGGAGTCAGTGGTTGGAGTGGTGTTTCGGGAACTAGTGGTACTTCTGGTACTTCAGGCACTAGTGGAACTTCAGGCACTAGTGGAACTTCAGGTTGGAGTGGTATTAGCGGTTGGAGTGGTACATCGGGTGCATCGGGAACTACAGGTGTAAGTGGATTTACTGGCATAAGTGGTTGGTCTGGTACCAGCGGTACATCAGGGGCAAGTGGATTCAGTGGTACATCAGGGGCAAGTGGATTCAGCGGTGCATCAGGTACCTCAGGATTTAGTGGTATTAGTGGCACTACTGGTATTTCTGGTACGTCCGGTTGGTCTGGTACATCTGGTTGGTCTGGTACGTCCGGTTGGTCTGGTACATCTGGTTGGTCTGGTACCAGCGGTATATCAGGAGTAAGTGGATTCAGTGGAACATCAGGTACTACAGGTGTAAGTGGATTTAGTGGATCAGGTGTAAGTGGATTCAGTGGAACATCAGGTACTACAGGTGTAAGTGGATTCAGTGGAACATCAGGTACTACAGGTGTAAGTGGATTTACAGGTGTAAGTGGATTTAGCGGAACATCAGGTGTAAGTGGATTCAGCGGTGCCAGTGGTATAGCAGGTGTCTCATCAACTATATTTGAATATTTTGCTGATACGACTGCTACTTCAGGTGATCCTGGTAATGGAGATATATTATGGAATAATGCGACACAAACCAGTGCCACAGCAATTAATGTAAGTATGATTACCAACGATGGTATTGATATTGACATTTACTTAGCATTATTAGACAAAACAGAAGTCATTACATTACAAGATAAGATTCAGAGTAATAATTTTCAACGTTGGGAAATCAATGGAACCCCTACAAATCAGACAGGATATTGGATTTTTCCTGTAACGCTATTATCTTCAGGTGGCACTGGAACTACTGGATTTACTAATGGAACTGAATTGATTCTTGCTCTAGTGCAAGGCGTAAGCGGAGCGTCAGGTATTAGTGGCACATCAGGTATTAGTGGCTTCAGTGGTAGATCGGGTTGGAGTGGTACGTCCGGATTCACTGGTATAAGTGGATTCAGTGGCACTACTGGTACAACAGGTGTAAGTGGATTTAGTGGTACTACAGGTGTAAGTGGATTTAGTGGTACTACAGGTGTAAGTGGATTTAGTGGTACTACAGGTGTAAGTGGATTTAGTGGTACTACAGGTGTAAGTGGATTTAGTGGCACTACTGGTATAAGTGGATTTAGTGGCACAAGCGGTACAACAGGTGTAAGTGGATTCAGTGGTGCAAGTGGTACTACTGGCGTAAGTGGATTCAGTGGTACATCAGGTATTTCAGGAACATCAGGTGTAAGTGGATTCAGTGGTACATCAGGTATTTCAGGAACATCAGGTATTTCAGGAACATCAGGTATTTCAGGAACATCAGGTTGGAGTGGATTCAGTGGTACATCAGGTATTTCAGGAACATCAGGTATTTCAGGAACATCAGGAACCACAGGTATAAGTGGTTGGAGTGGTACAAGTGGTGTATCGGGATGGAGTGGTGTATCAGGATGGAGTGGTGTATCGGGTATTTCAGGAACATCAGGTACTACTGGTATAAGCGGTTGGAGTGGCACATCTGGTACATCAGGTATTTCAGGAACATCAGGAACCACAGGTATAAGTGGTTGGAGTGGTACATCGGGTGCATCGGGAACTACAGGTGTAAGCGGGTTTAGTGGCACAAGTGGTACTACTGGCTTAAGTGGATTCACTGGTGTAAGTGGATTCACTGGTGTAAGTGGCATATCCGGAACTACTGGTATAAGCGGATTCAGTGGCACTACTGGTATAAGTGGTACATCAGGCACTACTGGTGTAAGTGGATTCAGTGGCACTACTGGTATAAGCGGATTTAGTGGCTCTGGTATAAGCGGATTCAGCGGCGCCAGTGGTACATCAGGTACTAGTGGTTTTTCAGGAAAATCTATTAATATTGCAGGCAGCGTAGCATCATATACTTTGTTACCCAATGGTACACCAGCTGGCACCGTTTATATCGTTCAAACTTCCGGTGGAGGATATAATGCAGGTGATGGTGCATTGAGCAATGGCGATAATACATGGACTAATATAGGACCATTGCAAGGACCTTCAGGATTTAGTGGTGTTAGTGGGTCAGGTATTAGTGGATTTAGTGGATTTAGTGGATCAGGCATTAGTGGATTTAGTGGAACTACTGGTGTAAGCGGTACATCAGGTACATCAGGTATAAGTGGATTTAGTGGAACTAGTGGTACAACAGGTGTAAGTGGATTTAGCGGAACTAGTGGTACAACAGGTATGAGTGGCTTTAGTGGAACATCAGGAATTTCTGGAGCTACAGGTGTAAGTGGATATAGTGGTACAACAGGTGTAAGTGGATTTAGTGGTACAAGCGGTACATCAGGATGGAGTGGCACCAGTGGTACTACTGGTGTTTCTGGTGTAAGTGGCTGGTCTGGAACTAGTGGTGCAAGTGGCACTACAGGTGTCAGTGGATTTAGTGGAACATCAGGAATTTCAGGAGCTACAGGTGTAAGTGGTTGGTCGGGTGTTTCAGGTATAAGTGGCACATCAGGTACTAGTGGTTGGTCGGGTGTTTCAGGTATAAGTGGCACATCAGGTACTAGTGGTTGGTCGGGTGTTTCAGGTATAAGTGGCTTCAGTGGTACAAGTGGTATTACTGGTGTAAGCGGATTCAGTGGTACTACAGGTGTAAGCGGATTCAGTGGTACAAGTGGTACATCAGGTATTTCAGGTATAAGTGGCTTCAGTGGTACAAGTGGTATTACTGGTGTAAGTGGCTTTAGCGGCACATCAGGTATTTCTGGAACTACTGGTGTAAGCGGATTCAGTGGTACTACAGGTGTAAGCGGTTGGAGCGGTGTAAGTGGAATTTCTGGTTCTAGTGGTTTTTCGGGAACATCAGGATGGTCTGGTGTTAGTGGCCAATCAGGAGTAAGTGGATTTAGTGGCCAATCAGGCGTAAGTGGATTTAGTGGTCAATCAGGTATATCAGGTACAAGCGGTACATCAGGTATTTCTGGAACTACTGGTGTAAGTGGATTCAGTGGTGCAAGCGGTACTACAGGCGTAAGCGGCTGGAGTGGAACTAGTGGTGCTTCAGGAATATCAGGTACGTCTGGATTCACAGGTGTGAGTGGTTGGAGCGGTGTGAGTGGTACATCAGGCGTAAGCGGTGCATCAGGCACTAGCGGTTGGTCAGGCACTAGCGGTGCATCAGGCACTAGCGGTTGGTCAGGCATTAGCGGTGCATCAGGCACTAGCGGTATCTCGGGTATAAGTGGTGTAAGTGGATTTAGTGGCACTACTGGTGTTTCTGGTACTACAGGTATTAGTGGATTTAGTGGTACATCAGGAATATCAGGGTATAGTGGCACTACTGGAGTCAGTGGCTTCAGTGGTACTTCAGGATGGTCAGGCACCACTGGTGTAAGTGGTTTTAGTGGTGCAAGTGGTATAACAGGTGTAAGTGGATTTAGCGGTGCTTCAGGCACTACAGGCGTAAGTGGTTGGAGTGGTGTAAGTGGTTGGAGTGGTGTAAGTGGTACGTCAGGAGCAAGCGGTACAACTGGTGTAAGTGGCTGGTCTGGAACTAGTGGTGCTTCAGGTACAACTGGTGTAAGTGGCTGGTCTGGAACTAGTGGTGCTTCAGGTACAACTGGTGTAAGTGGCTGGTCTGGTGTTTCGGGAACTAGCGGTATTAGCGGAACTTCAGGTACCACTGGTGTAAGTGGCTGGTCTGGAACTAGCGGTGCTTCAGGTACCACTGGTGTAAGTGGCTGGTCTGGAACTAGTGGTGCTTCAGGTACCACTGGTGTAAGTGGTTTTAGTGGTGCAAGTGGTACAACAGGTGTAAGTGGATTTAGCGGCGCCTCAGGTACTACTGGTGTAAGTGGATTTAGTGGTGCATCAGGTACCTCAGGATTTAGTGGCTTCAGTGGATCAGGTGTAAGTGGCTTCAGTGGTACATCGGGTGTAAGTGGTACGTCAGGAGCTAGCGGTACAACTGGTGTAAGTGGCTGGTCTGGAACTAGTGGTGCTTCAGGTACAACTGGTGTAAGTGGCTGGTCTGGAACTAGCGGTGCTTCAGGTACCACTGGTGTAAGTGGTTTTAGTGGTACATCAGGTATTTCTGGAACTACTGGTTTAAGTGGATTCAGCGGAACATCAGGTACTACAGGTGTAAGTGGATTCAGCGGAACATCAGGTACTACAGGTGTAAGTGGATTCAGTGGCACAAGTGGTACTACAGGTGTAAGTGGATTTAGTGGAAGATCAGGATGGAGTGGTACTTCAGGATTTTCAGGTGCCAGTGGTATAGCAGGTGTCTCATCAACTATATTTGAATATTTTGCTGATACGACTGCTACTTCAGGTGATCCTGGTAATGGAGATATATTATGGAATAATGCGACACAAACCAGTGCCACACAACTAAATGTTAGTTCTACTACTAATGATGGTATAAACATTAACATATATCTTGCATTATTACAACAAACAGAAATTATTACTTTGCAAGACAAAGCACAGAGTAATAATTTTCAACGTTGGGAAATCAATGGAACCCCTACAAATCAAACAACCTATTGGACTATTCCTATAACATTAACGTCTTCAGGTGGCGCTGGAACTACTGGATTTACTAATGGAACTGAATTGATTCTTGCTCTAGTGCAAGGCGTAAGCGGAGCGTCAGGTATTAGTGGCACATCAGGTATTAGTGGCACATCAGGTATTAGTGGCTTCAGTGGTAGATCGGGTTGGAGTGGTACGTCCGGATTTACTGGTATAAGTGGATTCAGTGGCACTACTGGTGTAAGTGGATTTAGTGGTACAAGTGGTACCACTGGTATAAGTGGATTCAGTGGCACAAGTGGTACAACAGGTGTAAGTGGATTCAGTGGTACTACTGGTGTAAGTGGATTCAGTGGCATTAGTGGTACAACAGGTGTCAGTGGATTCAGTGGCATTAGTGGTACAACAGGTGTCAGTGGATTCAGTGGCACAAGTGGTACAACAGGTGTAAGCGGCTTTAGTGGTACATCAGGTATTTCTGGAACTACTGGCGTAAGTGGATTTAGTGGCACAAGTGGTACAACAGGTGTAAGTGGATTCAGTGGTAGATCAGGATGGAGTGGCTTTAGTGGCTTTAGTGGTATTAGCGGATTTAGTGGTACAACAGGTATAAGTGGATTTAGTGGCACAAGTGGTACAACAGGTGTAAGTGGCTTTAGTGGTGCCTCAGGTACTACAGGTATATCAGGTGTATCAGGTTGGTCTGGCATAAGCGGGATATCAGGCGTATCAGGTTGGAGCGGAACAACAGGTGTCTCAGGCACATCAGGCGTATCAGGTTGGAGTGGAATATCAGGCGTATCAGGTTGGAGCGGAACAACAGGTGTCTCAGGCACATCAGGCGTATCAGGTTGGAGCGGAACAACAGGTGTCTCAGGCACATCAGGTGTATCAGGTTGGAGTGGTACTTCAGGCACATCAGGTGTATCAGGTTGGAGTGGTACTTCAGGCACATCAGGTGTATCAGGTTGGAGTGGTACTTCAGGATTTAGCGGTTCAGGAGTAAGTGGTTGGAGTGGTGCTTCAGGTACAACTGGTATAAGTGGATTCAGTGGTACATCAGGTACTACAGGTGTCTCAGGTTGGAGTGGTGCTTCAGGTACAACTGGTATAAGTGGATTCAGTGGTACATCAGGTACTACAGGTGTCTCAGGTTGGAGTGGTGCTTCAGGTACAACTGGTATAAGTGGATTCAGTGGTAGATCAGGATGGAGTGGTACTAGTGGCTTTAGCGGTACAAGTGGTACAACAGGTGTAAGTGGATTCAGTGGTACATCAGGTACTACAGGTGTCTCAGGTTGGAGTGGTACGAGTGGTATTTCTGGAACTACTGGTATAAGTGGATTCAGTGGTACATCAGGTACTACAGGTGTAAGCGGCTTCAGTGGTACGAGTGGTATTTCTGGAACTACTGGTGTAAGTGGATTTAGTGGTACAAGTGGTACTACTGGTATAAGCGGCTGGAGTGGTGCAACAGGAATCTCTGGCACTTCGGGTACATCAGGGTTTACTGGTGTAAGCGGCTGGAGTGGTACTTCTGGTATTTCAGGTACATCAGGAACTACTGGTGTAAGTGGCTGGAGCGGCACATCAGGAACTACTGGTGTAAGTGGTTGGTCAGGTGCATCGGGTACTACTGGAGTGAGTGGTATATCAGGATGGAGTGGTACTAGTGGCTTTAGCGGTACAAGTGGTACAACAGGTGTAAGCGGCTTTAGTGGTACATCAGGTATTTCTGGAACTACTGGCGTAAGTGGATTCAGTGGCACAAGTGGTACAACTGGTATAAGTGGATTCAGTGGTACATCAGGTACTACAGGTGTCTCAGGTTGGAGTGGTGCTTCAGGTACAACTGGTATAAGTGGATTCAGTGGTACATCAGGTATTTCTGGAACTACTGGCGTAAGTGGATTTAGTGGCACAAGTGGTACAACAGGTGTAAGTGGATTCAGTGGTAGATCAGGATGGAGTGGCTTTAGTGGCTTTAGTGGTATTAGCGGATTTAGTGGTACAACAGGTATAAGTGGATTTAGTGGTACATCTGGACAAGCAGGACCAAGTACAGTAATTAATGCAACAGATGATAATAGTACTGCTACATTGTATCCAGTTATGGTCGGCGCCGCAGGTTCGGCGCAGACTCCTAAAGTAGATGCATCGACAACTCCGTTGGTATATAACGCTTCAACAGGTACGTTGCAAGTTCCGGGTTATTTAGATACAGGTGTAACTGATTCTATAACTGCTGCCGGCACCGTACAAGGCAATGCTACAGTATTAACCACAGAAATTAATAATGTTACAACTGTTGCAGCAGGAACAGGAGTTATATTACCACTTGCAATTGGAGGTTTGCGTGTTACTGTACGAAACGGAGGAGCAAATACACTCAACGTTTATCCAAATACATCGGATCAAATTAATGCTGCAGCAGTTAACGTCGCTTATTCATTGGTGGTTGGTGGTTGTGTAGAGTTCATTGCAATGAATGCTACAAATTGGTATACATTGAACGCAACTTATGTCTAAAATTTAATGCCCGATTACTATAATCATAAGTAGTATGAGGGCATTAAATGAAATACAGTATCATTATTCCTACCTACAACAATTGCGAAAAATTTTTAAAACCCTGTATTGAAGCGTTATTGAGATATTCACACCTTGATGACATTGAATTAGTATTAAGCGCCAACGGTTGTATCGATAATACACGCGATTTTTTGGATAAATTGCGTGAAAGTTTTGATTATTTAGGTAAAAATGAACACCTAAAGATAGTTTGGCATGATGAAGCATTGGGATACGCTAGAGCTACAAACGCAGGTATACGTATAGCATCTTGTGATAAATTGGTAATGCTTAACAATGATGCCATATTGTTACCACAGCATCGCGGCGATTGGCTAAAATTACTACATAGAGGTTTTGATGAAAATCCTAACTGTGGCATTACTTGTTCATTGAAAAAGTATTCCCCCATTACTAAAATGAACTTTGGTGTTTTCTTCTGTGTTATGATAGATAGAAAAGTAATAGATAAAGTGGGATTATTGGATGAACGATATGAAAAAGGCGGCAATGAAGATATAGATTTTTGTGCTGCTGCACAACTATTAGGTTACGAAATTGTTCAACCCGTACCATTAGTTTGGAGTGAAGAAGCACAAATACATGTGGGAACGTTTCCTCTTTGGCATCAAGGTGAAGGAACAGTACACAATCCTGAATTAGTTAGTGATTGGGAAAAAACATTTCGTAGAAATGAATTAAAACTAGCACTCAAATATAATAATATGGAATGGTACGAAAAATATAAGCACACAGCATAAAGGTAAAGAATGAAATATAGCGTAATAATACCAACTTACAATCATTGTGATGATTTGTTAAAACCGTGTATAGAATCTATCTACAAATATAGCAATGTTACTGATATTGAACTTATCATCAGTGCAAATGGTTGCGTAGACAACACAAGAGCATACCTAGATTCATTAAAAGAAAAATATGACTTGTTAGGGATATCAAAAAATCTTAAAATAGTTTGGAATGATGATCCACTTGGATATTCACGGGCATGTAACGCCGGTATCAAAGTTGCATCATGTCCGTTGATTGTGTTACTAAACAACGACACCGTATTACTAGAACAATCAAAAAATCGATGGCTAGAACAACTAGCAGGCCCTTTTAACTCAAATGAAAAGTGTGGTATATCGTGTTTGATTAAGAGTTTTTCAGACCCAGCAGGGCATGATTTTGCTATTTTCTTCTGTGTCATGATTCATCGAAAAGTTTTTGATAAGATAGGATTGTTAAGTTTAGATTATGGCGCCGGCGGAGGAGAAGATACTGAATTTAGTATTGAGTGTGAACGCGCAGGATTTGAAGTATGTGAATGTGTAGGTAAAGTTTGGAACGCTGAATTAGGAATGTATTGTGGTGATTTTCCTATATATCATAAAGGAGAAGGAACAGTACATGATAAAAACTTAGTTCCTGAATGGGATAACATTTTTATTGAGAACTCAAAAACGCTAGCCAGAAAATATAATGTGAATTGGTTAGTAAAAAATGGATTTACCGAGAAGGATATATCTTATTTAAAAAAGCAACATGAAGGTTTTTATAAGGAAATCGTAGAAGAAAATTACTATGAGTTTACTAAAGAAACTATTGAAAACAAAATAGTCGTAGACATCGGAGCAAATGTAGGAGTAGCATCATTGTATGCGGCTTCTTTAGGTGCCAAACGAGTTATAAGTATAGAGCCAACAAAATCTATCTACAATAAATTAGTCAATAATATATTGATGTCAAAATATTCGAACATTATTCCATTGCAACGAGCAGTAAGCAATGTAACGGGAAATACAGTAAAAATAAGTCACAATGAAAATGATGGCGCTAATGGGATACATAATGTTAAATCTGAGTATGAAGAAGTAAAGACTATTAATCTTGCTGATATCTTAAAATTGACTGGTAATTCTGAAGTAATATTAAAACTAGACTGTGAAGGTGCAGAGTTTGACATTCTCATGAATGCAACTAGTGAAGATTTAAAAATGGTCAGTACCATTGCATTAGAAGTTCATTCAAATTTACACCCTGTTTATAAAGATAGACAACTATTAGAAGATAAACTACGCAGTTTAGGCTTTAACCCTACTAACATTCAACCTATGTATTACTGGGAATTTGATAATGAAGGACGACTCATCAACCAAACTGAATTGCCTTTTTCTAAACAGCGTTGGGTGAAATCAGTTGTTACTGAAAAAATTAACCTAGATTTTTTAAAGGAACAAGATCCTGCAATGCACAGGGAAGTTATAGAAGCTAATCAATATCATTTATCCAAAGAAAAGGTCAAAGATAGAATTGTTGTTGATATTGGAGCAAACATAGGTGCATTTTCATTGTATGCAGCTATGTTAGGAGCAAAAAAAGTAATAGCAGTAGAACCAATAAGTGCATCTTATAATACGTTCTTGAAAAATATACATAGATTGGGATTAAAGAACATCACTACCTACAAAAATATCGTAGCAGAAAAGGGCAATCAATTTTTACCAGTCAGTTTGAATTCTAATGCAGGTGCCAATAGTATGTACAATGTATCAAATAATTACGAAGTGGTAGAGACTACTACTTTTGCTAACATTATGAATCAAATTGAAGGTAATAATATATTGTTGAAGCTGGATTGTGAAGGCGGTGAATATGATGTGATAATGAATTCATTCCCTGAAGATTTTATTAGAATAAATGAAATCATGATGGAAATACATACAGACTTACATCCTAAATACAAAGGTAAACAGATTATTGAAGAAAAACTAAAGGAATATGGGTTTGAATTGGTAGACAACACTCAAATTTATTATTGGGATTATGATTCTAATGGTAATGCCATAAATCATCGTGAAGCTCCCTTCGTTAATCAACATTGGAAAAAATGAAGAAAGAAATACTTTGCTCAATATCTACAAGAGGTAGGTACGATACCACATTGCCAATGGCAATATCATCAGTAATTACACAAACAAAAAGACCAGATTATTTGATTATTCAGGATGATAACGATCCTCCCAGAGATGTGCGTGAAATGCAACATTATACTTACTTGATGCAAATATTAAGTGAGTCTGGTGTAGCATGGGAGTGGTTGTACGCTGAGAAAAAAGGACAGCATTATAATCATCAACGTGCTAATCATATGGGATATAAGTGGGTTTGGAGATTAGACGACGATACTATTCCTGAATGTAATGTTCTAGAAAATTTATACAGACATGCTACGGAAACAGATAATGTAGGAGCTGTAGGTGGTTCGGTACTTACACCACCTAGTATGCCTGAAATCACAGACGTAACAGGAAAGATCGAAAACATCTATAAAGAAGCCAATATGCAGTGGGGAAGAATATCTGAAAAGAAACAAGTAGACCATTTGCATTGTTCTTTCCTTTATAGGGCCGGCGTAGCTGATTATTGTTTGAGCCTTTCTAGAATAGCACATAGAGAAGAAACGCTCTTTACATATGAGTTAGTGAAGAAAGGTTACAAAAACTATGTTATTCCCAATACTATCACATGGCACTTAAAAAATAAAGAAGGTGGGATACGTGATGGTATCCGTGAAATGTTTGAGCATGACGAACAAATATTTCAAAATATAATGCAATTTAAAGATCAAACAATTGTTATACTAGACTGTGGTATGGGCGATCATATCGTATTCAAAAAAGTATTGCCATACATAAAGAATCCAGTGCTTTTTACGTGCTATCCTGAAATTATCCCTGGTCGTAGTATTGCAGAAGCACAGGCATTATTTGGAGATATACACAACTATAACGTATATGCACACATGGATCGGTGGAATTGGAAAGGCTCACTTGAAGATGCCTTTAGAAAATTTTATAATGTAGTATGATTAAATTAAATTTAGGTAGTGGTGGAGATTACATCGATGGGTTTGTAAATATAGACCTATATGCTGAACGTGCTGATGAAAGATTTGACATTGCAAAATTACCTTATTCTAATAATTCGATTGATGAGATTAGAGCATATCATGTCATAGAGCATTTTAATTATTTACATGCACATGATGTGTTAAAAGAATGGCATAGGGTATTAAAGCCTGGATCTAAAATTAAAATCGAAACTCCTGACTTTTTGGAATCATGTAAAGAATTCATCAAAGCAGACCAGGATGGTCGTTGGAATTTGTATGGGCATTTCTTCTCAACAGCCTGGGTCAACGAAGGACTAATTCATAAATTTTTGTATACAGAATACGAGTTACGAAAAACCATGACATGGGCAGGATTTCAAAATATTATAAGATGTGAACCCAATTCAGGATATGTAACTCCAAATACTAAAAACATATTTTTAAATTTAGAAGCGACAAAATGATTATTATTTCACCCTATGCTAAGTTCATGCGTAATGGACAGAAACATCCTAAAAATTATCCTTTTTGGCAAGAAGTTATAAATCACATTGCTGAGCCCATTGTTCAAGTGGGAGTAGAAGGTGAACTACCATTAGTCAGCGATTTTAGAAAAAATTTACCCTTAAGTGAATTAGCTGAGTTAGTCAAATCATGTAACACTTGGATAAGCTGTGATAGTTTTTTTCAACATTTCTGTTGGGATTTAGGAAAGCCGGGCATTGTTATTTTTTCGCAATCAGATCCTAACATTTTTGGTCACCCCGAAAACGTAAATTTGCTCAAAGATAGAAAATATTTGCGTGAGAAACAATTTTGGATATGGGAACAAGCAGAATATAACGAAGAATCGTTTGTACATCCTCAAGTTATACTACATTCTTTAGCTGTGAGATTTAACGTAGAACTAAAATAATGCACAACATCTTTCAAAACTCATATGATGTTATATTAAAAAATTGGTATAATCTACGACAATCACTAGAATCTAAAGACATAGCTACTAAATGTATTGAAGTAGACAAATGGTGGCAACAAGCACCAATGGTAAATCATTACCTGCATACTGACTTTGTAGTTGAATGGCCCAATCCATGGGAACTTATATACGAGAATCACTATTGCCATATCGCACGTGGTTTGGGTATGTTTTACACATTGCATTTGTTGGGAATACAGGATGTTGAATTTGCTCAAGCAACCGATTATAATAATGAAGAAGTTGCATTGGTTATGGTCGAAAACGCAAAATATATACTTAATTACTGGCCGTGCACGGTAGTAAATAACAATCTACAAGATTTTAAAATTGTCAAGCGTATTGACACAATACCACTCATCATAAAAATAGGTCTAAAATGAAAATATATGTAACGAAAAGATCAGGACAAAAAGAAATACTCACACTAGAAAAATGGCAAGCACAGATAGCAAAAATATGCAGGGGCATAGCAGATGTAAGCCAATCCATGATAGAAATTAAAGCCCAACCACATTTTTACGATGGTATCACTACTAAAGAAATTGACGAAATCACACTTAGGGCGATTGTTGATTTAATCGATGTAGAAGCTAATCCTGATTTAGGTCATACGAATTACCAATTTGTAGCAGGCAAACAAAGACTTTCTATGCTGCGGAAAGATGTGTATGGTGATTATACTCCTCCTAGATTGTACGAAATTGTCAAGAAAAATATTAGTGTAGGTCTTTATACAGAAGATTTGCTCAAGTGGTACACTGAAGAAGAATGGGACAAGATGGATACATTTATCGACCATTCTAAAGATGAGGCTTATAGCTATGCTGCCATTGAGCAATTGATAGAAAAATATCTTGTGCGTAACCGCAGCACAAAAGAAATTTATGAGACTCCGCAAGTACGATATATGGTTGCGGCCGCCACAGTATTTCACAAAGAAGAACCCCTTTCTGCTAGAATGCGTTACATAAAGGAATATTACAATGCCGCATCCGATGGTCTTTTTACTCTCGCTACTCCTGTCCTCGCTGGTCTTGGTACTCCCACCAAGCAGTTTTCATCTTGTGTCCTTATACGTAGTGATGACGATCTTGATAGTATATTTGCTAGTGGCGAAATGATGGCAAAATATGCCAGCAAACGCGCTGGCATTGGACTTGAAGTTGGGCGTCTACGTCCATTAGGAAGTCCTATTCGCGGCGGTGAAATCATGCACACCGGCTTGATTCCTTTTTTAAAGAAGTGGTTCGGTGATTTACGCAGTTGCTCACAAGGGGGAATTCGAAATGCTAGTGCTACTGTATTTTATCCAATTTGGCATCATCAGTTTGACGATCTTATCGTTCTTAAGAACAATCAAGGAACAGAGGAAACCCGAGTCCGTCATATGGATTATGGGGTTGTGCTTTCCAGTTTTTTCTGGCGAAGATTCAAAAACAAAGAAAACATAACGTTTTTTGATCCTAACGAAGTGCCTGACCTATATGAGGCATTCTACAAGGATACGAAACTTTTTGAAGAATTGTATGTAAAGTATGAGAAAGCTTCAGGACTGCGCAAAAAGACTATGAGTGCTGAAGAAGTATTTAAAGGCGGTATACTAAAAGAAAGAACAGACACTGGTAGAATCTATCTAGTATTCATTGATAATGTGATGAATCAGGGTCCGTTTGATCCTGAGTTCCATACCATTTATCAAAGTAATCTTTGCTTAGAAATTTTGTTGCCTACTAAACCGTTTAAGAGATTAGATGATCTCACCGGGCGTATAGCTCTTTGCACACTCGGTAGCATGAATTGGGGGTTATTCCGTAATCCGGAAGATATGCGCCGTGCATGCCGTATACTACATCGCAGCCTTAATAATATTCTTGATTATCAAGATTTCCTAAGCATACAGAGTAAGTTGTCAAATGATGAGATTCGTCCACTGGGAATTGGTGTCACAAATCTTGCATACTGGCATGCTAAACGTGGACTTAAGTATGGTGAGAAAGACGCACTACAAGAAGTTAAATCTTGGATAGAACATCAGATGTACTATCTAACAGAAGCAAGCGTGGAACTTGCTAAAGAACGAGGCAAATGCTTGGATAGCGATAAAACTTGGTATGGTCGTGGCATCTTTCCTTGGGAACGCCGTGCTAAAGGTGTCAATGAATTGGCAGACTTTAATCCTGAATTAGATTGGGAAACACTCAGACAAGAAATGAAGCAGTATGGTGTTAGAAATGCTACAAACGGTGCTATTGCACCTGTAGAATCTAGTTCAGTGGTTATCAATTCTACTAATGGTATTGAAATGCCAATGTCATTGATTTCTACAAAGGAAAGTAAAGCAGGAAGCTTTACTCAAGTAGTTCCTGAGTATCAAAAATTAAAGAACAAATATCAACTAATGTGGGATCAAAAAGATTGTACGCCGTATCTAAAAACAGCGGCAGTACTGCAAGCATATATTGATCAATCTATCAGTACAAACACATTCTACAATCCTGCTCATTTCTCAGAAAGAAAAGTACCCACAACAACCATAGTTAAAAACTTAATGCAGGCACAGATATGGGGAATCAAAACCTTCTATTACAGCCTCATCAACAAACAGGGATCAAAAGCTACCGAACAAGTAGACGTACCACAACAAGTTGTAGTAGAAGAATTAGAAGATGATTGCGAAGCTTGCAAACTATAACGAGATAAAGAAATGAGTAACCAACAATATAATTTAAAAACTAAAACAGATTACCTATCCAGAAAGATGTTTTTGGACCCTGACGGTCCTGTAACCATTCAACGTTTTGAAGAAGTAAAATATAAAAAGATTGCTGATTTTGAACAAACTGCTAGGGGTTTCTTTTGGGTCCCTGAAGAAATCAGTTTAACGAAAGATGCACAAGATTTTAAAGATGCTAGTGATACTGTAAAACATATTTTTACTAGTAATCTATTGCGTCAAACCGCATTGGATAGCTTGCAAGGTCGTGGTCCAAGTCAAATTTTTACTCCAGTTATTAGCTTACCAGAACTAGAAGCACTAGTATATAATTGGACATTCTTTGAGACTAATATTCATAGTCGGTCGTACAGTCATATCATTCGTAATATCTATAATGTTCCTAAAGAAGTGTTCAATACTATTCATGACACTAAGGAAATTGTTGAGATGGCAAGTAGTGTTGGTAAGTACTACGATAACTTACACAGATTAAACTGTATCAAAGAAATAGATGATGACCCAAATAACTGCCCAGAAGAATCGCACGTCAAAGCTATATGGCTAGCATTGAACGCAAGTTATGCATTAGAAGCATTTCGTTTCATGGTATCATTTGCTACAAGTTTAGCAATGGTTGAAAACAAAATCTTTATCGGCAACGGCAACATCATCAGTCTAATTCTACAAGATGAGTTGTTACATAAAGGTTGGACTGCATTCTTGATCAATCAAGTAGTAAAGGAAGATCCACGCTTTGCAAAAATTGCATTAGAATGTCATGATGAAGTATTGCAGATTTACAAAGACGTTATCCGTGAGGAAAAAGAGTGGGCAGACTATTTGTTTAAGTATGGCCCTGTTATCGGACTTAATGCAAACATTCTAAAAGATTTCGTAGATTATACAGCAGTAGGTGCATTGAAAGATATTGGAATTAAATATTGGAATCCTGCGCCTAAAACAACTCCTATACCATGGTTCAATAAACATAGCGATACAAGTAAGAAACAAACGGCATTGCAAGAAAACGAATCTACTAATTATGTTATCGGAGTAATGAGCGACAGTATAGATTACGAACAACTACCAGCAATTTAAGGAGAAAATATGAAAGCTATAATTTGGAGTAAGTATCATTGCACATTTTGTGATCAAGCAAAAAAGTTGCTTGAACAAAACCAAATTCCATACGAAGAAAAAAAAATCGGAGATGGATACACAAAAGAAGAATTATTAGAAGCAGTACCTAACGCACGTACTGTTCCGCAAATCTTTTTGGACGACAAACTAATCGGTGGTTATACCGAACTTAAACAATTTTTATCAAAGGCAGCATAATGACATTAGAAATAGGCAAAGTATTCACATTCAAGATGAACAGTGGAGAAGAATTAATAGCAAAAATCGTTGATGTAGGTACGGAAATTACCGTTACCGATCCCGTTAGTATCGCTCCGGGCCCACAAGGTATGGGGTTGGTCCCTAGTATGTTTACCGCAGAAACTGGTAAAAACGTGATGATAAATACTAATAGTATTTCTATGTACGCAGAAACTGAAGACAATGTAAAGATGAAATATCTTGAAGCTACAACAGGAATAAAAGTACCTAGTAAGAAAATAGTATTGGGGTAATGAATGCCAGCGGTTGCAAGACAAGGGGATAGTTTCAGCACAGGACACGGTTGTACCGGTGAATCGTTTCTTGCCGGTTCATCTAGTGATGTCTTTGTAGATGGAATAGGGATTGAACGTCAGGGTGATCCCTGTGTTGAGCATACTATTAAAAGTGGAAGAAGATGTTCACCACATGTTGTTACTATATCAAGTGGTAGCGGATCAGTATTTGTCAATGGTAGACCCATCGCTAGAGTAGGTGATTCAATAGATGCAGGTTCAATAACAAGCGGATCATCAACTGTATTTGCAGGATAACAGATATTGTGACAACACCAAAACAAACACCGTTAGGTATTAATGTACAAGGTTCTCTATTGCAGAACTTAGGAATAAACATTAATCCTATCAATCAAGCTTATATTGGCGTTAGTAAAATTAACACCACGTATACCTTTGGTTCAGTTGTTAATAATACTTGTTTAAAGTTATTGACTTACGCTATCAATGATGCATATGTTAGGGGTTTGGTAACCAAAACACCCGCAGGATCTAGCATTTATGATGCTCTAATATCTATCGGAGAGGGTTACTGTCCTGCATTAGGAAATTCTAAACCCCCTACATATGAGGCAGTAGATCCCAGTGGTCAATGGACAGGTGCCGGAACGCCAGCCACAACAGGGTATGCTAATGATGTTAATCCTGATTACCCTAACAATGACCAAGGTCAAGGGCAAGAAGCAAGTTGGTTGCCGTACAATACAACTAATCCAAACAGTGCAGTTACACAATGGGGATTTTTAAGAAATTATGCGTTGCAAGCTTGGAATGAATTTAACTATAACGGATCTAGCCCTAATAGTTCGTCCGTAAGTTATAAAGATTTTCTCAGTTCATTCTTAGCTGCTAAAGGATTTATAGATAACACAAATGTTTCAATTCATGCTATGTCTAATAGTGAAACCTTTTTAAAGGGAACATATAGCAACATGAATGACTTGACTAGTGCAGATGTAACTGGAGTAAATTTAGCAACATCTGAATTTGGACAAGATTGTGTTATAGCAGGTAAAGTTATTGACTTAACTAAATTAGATAAATTTGGATTGCCTTCTGTATTATTGCAAACAATTAAAAAGTATAATGCTATTTCACAGTCATTGACTCTGGCATTACTTTCAGCCGGATTAAGTCCAGATGAAGTAGAAAGTATTGCGAACAACACTGCTCCTTATATATCTAAACAACAAGAACAACAAATATATGGTGCATTTTTAGTTGTAGTAGGAACTGATTTACAAGATATTCTAGTGCCATTGAATTGCAAAACCAAAGGACTAACTTCGTTAGCAGACTTGTTAAACGTACAAAAATTATTTCCTAATAGTTTTAGGTCACTGACTGTTCCTGTTTATAATGTTACACAAGGTCCTACAAATAGTAAAACTTATTATCCTATATATGAAAACAATGGTTTAAGTCCTAGATTAAAAAGCCCTACAATTGCCAATCAGATTGGAGAGGTAATTATACCAGGTGTCCCGCCTGTTATCGAAACTACTACAATTTTAACAGTAGAAAATACATCATCATATTTAGATGATAGTAGCAATCCTGTAAATGGGCAAGGAATTTAATAATGGCAGATCAACCAAACTTTCAAATTCCTCCGGTGGGTTTTGGATCATATTTACAAAACATTTTACCTGAAGATGTTGCAATTGCAGCCGGAGCGTTTTCATCGTCCATGCAGCAAATAAGGAACATTCAAAATGTAAATTTTGAAGAATTCGCACAAGTGGTGTCTTCTATTGAAGCTACTACTAAAAATCTGGATATGATAAACGGTACTGATGTACCTACTGATATTACATTGGCAAATGCAGGAAAAAATATATTAGCCTTAGGTAGTGGACCAAACGGTACATATACTGCTAGCGATTTGTTTGGGTGTATGTCGGGCTTGCCTTATAGTTGGAAAGAGTTACAAACTAATATTCAAACGTTGCAAACTACTAAATTGTCCAATGTATACAATCAACTTTATTTGGCAACAACATGGGAAGCCGCAACTGTTTCAGTACAATATACAACAAATCCAGGACCTACTTATACAATCACAGGAATAACAATTACTAATTCGGGTGGGGGTTATGGTCGTGGCGGTGCTGTAGCACCTATTATAACTATATCAGGTGGTTCAGGAGCTACAGCAATTTGTACTATAGGAATAGATGACACCAATGTAGGATCAAATGGTAACGGTACATTCGGTAGATTAACATCTGTAACATTAACCTCAGCAGGTATAACTACTGGAACTATACCCACAGCAACTATTGAATGTCCGCCCATAGCATCATTACCGATTGCTATTGATGGGAGCATATCTACTAGTGGAATAAACACAGTAAGTGGAACTGCAGGCTGGCCCGGAATGAACACTGTTGTTAGTGATTACATAGCACAAGCGAATGCAGAAATACAAAATATAGTATCTACTAAACCTGCACAGGTTAAAATATGCAATACTGTATATAATACTGCTGGTAGACAATTGATGATAGAACAACGTGCAAGATATAATGCTTTAGCACCTGTTCCTCCTGAACTAGATACCTATATCAATCAATATTTAGGCACTGTAATTACTTTTACAGATGCATTAGGTACCTTAGCAAAAAATACATACCCACATATGTATGCACAAACATTAGAAGCTATAGCAGATTTGTCTACTACTGGTGGGCAGAGTATAGTGGGCTTAATGCGTCAGGAAAGAAATGCAGAAAGATTAAGGGAAATAGGTATAGAGTTAGATACTGGGATACCTGGAAATATTGGTGAAAATACATGTCCAGTTTTAATATCAAATAATACTATACCCACAGCAGAAGTAGGTATAGATGTAACTGGTATCAATGGAAACCCCGAAGATCCAATAACAACATATACAATTCCTTCTATGTTATTACAACGAACAGATGAATTGATAGCACCAAACCCATATGGTTATTACGATCCAAACACGAACGAATATATAAGAGTAAGTAATACAACCAATATCGAACAAATTCCACCAATTCAAGGTATTTTAAACGTTGAAAATACCGTAATAAACAATACAAATTTACTAGGACCCTATGACAATGGAACAGGGCCTGCTATTCCATTGTCATTAATTTCATCAACTAACGTCGCAGAATTACAATCTGGGGTGACGGACACTTCAATAGGTGGAAGTGCATCGATACAAACTCAACCTATTGCTGTCGTTATAGCAGGAGCGAGAATTCCCACAGGTCAAGGCATTCCTTTGGATGTGGGTAAACCAGAATTTTTGGGTAGCCTAGCCGGGTCGTTTGCTACTAATATAATACCTTGCACATTAAATTCTTCATATACATCTTCTGTTCTATTACCGAATCAGTTGTCAGTACAAGAAGCAATTGATGAAGTGATTAAATGTAATTGCACCTGCTGGACAGATTAATAATCCGTTTTTCTTGAGTATTATTACCTAACGTAGTATACTTGGTAACGTTAGTTATTTGCCTAATTTTGGGTAATGTTAATTTTGAAAGGAAGTTGAAAATGGAAACAACTATAAAAACATTTAATAAACTTTTGGGTTTATTTGCAATCTATATGTTGGTTACTTTTGTAACGTCATATAAGATAAATGGAAACTTCAATGCTGAAACTTTTGATTTGACCAAATCTGCAAAATCATATGTATCAGCAAAAACAGTGGATAAAACACTAGAATGCTTGGCAATCAATATCTACAAAGAAGCTGGAAATGAAAGTTTTGAAGGTAAAGTAGCTGTAGCTCAAGTAACATTAAATAGGGTAGATCATCCGCAATTTCCAAAAGAAGTATGCGGTGTAGTATATCAAAAAAATGTATTCATGGAAAAAGTCGTATGTCAATTTAGTTGGTATTGTGATGCAATCCATAGAACTAGACCAGTTAATAAAGAAGTATATGCAGAAAGTTATGCAGTTGCTAAGAAAGTTCTTCTCGAGGGATTTAGATTAGATTCACTTAATGATGCTCTGTATTATCATGCAGATTATGTAAATCCTAGATGGCCCTATGAAAGAGTGGCTAAAGTAGGGCGACATATTTTTTACAGGAGCAAAACATGAACTATATGGATAAAATACTAGAATTAGTAAAAGATTTTTTCTACAACAAACTTGGAAAAATGTCATCTGAAACGTTAGGCTGGTTGGCAAATATTTCATTACACTGTGCAACCATACCTTCATTTTTCGCATTGATGACTGGAATTACAGATAAGCCACCGGCAGTTGACTTAGTTTTAATGATTTGGGCAACTCTTGGCTTGTTGTTTTTTAAAGCAGTTTTGATAAAAGACTTGTTGAATATCGTGACGATTGGGGTAGGCTTTATCGTACAAGCAGCAGTAATGGCTTTGATATTTTTCAAGTAACAACTGTTATAGTAAATACTCTACTTAAGGAAATTTATGAGTTACCTATTTACGAGTGAAAGTGTCAGCGAAGGTCATCCCGACAAAATAGCTGATGCAATTAGTGATGCAATATTAGATTTACTAATGGTTAGTGAAGATTCATCATTAAGGTGTGCATGTGAAACTCTTGTTACCACAAATAAAGTTATCATAGCAGGTGAATATAAGGGTTTCTTACATGAACTTCAAGTAGATAGTACGGTAAGAAAAGTCGTAAAGTTGTTGGGATATGAACAAGATGGGTTTGATTGGAGAAAACTTCAAGTATTAAATTTCATGCATGGCCAAAGTGCTGATATAGCACTCGGCTCTGATACGTTTGGTGCCGGAGATCAGGGATTGATGTTTGGTTATGCTTGTAACGAAACATCAGCTTACATGCCCAGTGCTATATATTGGTCACATCGAATCGTAGAAAAATTGGCTGAATTGCGCAAGAACAAAGTCATGACCTGTTTAGGTCCAGATGCAAAAAGCCAAGTAACATTCGAATATGACGAAAACAATAAGCCAATTAGAATTGCCAAAGTAGTTTGCTCTACACAACACACAGAAGATACTGAAATTAATTCATTGCGTAAGGCAGTGGAAGAAGTTATTCGTGCAATTTTACCCAGGGAATATTTAGATAATGGCACTGAGTTTTTTATTAATCCTACTGGCCGTTTTGTTATCGGTGGCCCTGATGGTGATACGGGTCTCACAGGTCGTAAGATTATTGTTGATACTTATGGTGGGTATAGCCCTCATGGGGGCGGGGCTTTCAGCGGGAAAGATCCCACAAAGGTGGACCGTAGTGCTGCATACATGATGCGTTACATTGCTAAAAACATTGTAGCTAGTGGTAAAGCAGATTGGGCAACGTGTCAAATTAGTTATGCCATTGGTTTAAAAGACCCTATGAGTTTCTATATAGAAACGGCTGATACTGCAAAAGCGAGACAATTAACCAAATGGGTACAAGACAACGTTGACCTAACACCTAAAGGCATCATTGATAAATTTAAACTATTCAGACCAATTTATAGTAAGACTACAAATTATGGTCATTTTGGTAAACCTGACCTCCCTTGGGAAGAAGTAAATTTATTCTAATGGATGAAGAAAAAAGCAATCTTGCGAAAGGTCGAGATAGCTTTGATGCTACGGTGGGCGATAGCCTTATCCAATTTTTTAATAGAAACGTGACCTCTTACCCTACGGAAGCAGGGGGGCCAAAGTTTGATCTTGTTCCTGTTACCAAACAAAAGGATATAATGGTCAATGTTGCACGTTTACATGCGCAACAATAATATGATAGAATAATGCAGTTAGTTGAAGTGTTACAAAAACAGGCTCAACAAATAAAACGTAGGCTTGATTTGACAGATATGGTCAATAAAGCTAAATATGAGTTTCAAACATACCATGGTCAATTTTATTGGCTAGTATATGATCATAGGAAGAATTATTCTAGATTAACACTAACTGGACCTAAAGATTGGTGTACTGGTAAACCCGAAGAATATGAATATTTGTGTCGCATAAAATGGTTAGGTGATTATACGTGGTTAGAAGTTGACGATAATGGGAATGCAATATGATATCTAAAAGTCCAAAACGTGGAACCTTTCAACAAGAAAGGTCTGAAAGAAGTTTAAATGATCCTAGTATACCATTAGAAGAACGACAACATTTATTAGACCTGATTAACCTATATGGAGAATTACAACAACAATCCGCTGCCAGAGAATTAGATCCAAACTGGCAAAAAGATAACATGGAATATGACTTGCGTACTACTTCTTGGATATTAGAAAAAGTACGAACAAGTGATACGTATGCACAAAACCTGTATGCTGCTATGTGTAATAACGACTTCATTAAAAATGATGTAATTCCTATTTTAAAAGAACAAAAATGGAGCTGTTCTTGGAGATATGCAGGTGGAATAATCGCTGACATGAGGCAAGAAGGTGATTATATTGATTGGTATTGTTCTGGAATCGGAGGTAAGTCAGATTATATGTCTGAAGGTATAGTTACCGAAGAAATCAGAGCTGACCTATTTAAATTAGGTTGGATTGTAGTTGATGATGACAATATAGGTGTATAAGTCTCACTAGCATAAATAACTATATTAAAGTAACTAAAAATACTAAACAAAGTATCAGGAAAATACAATGGCCTATTCAGATAAAGTATTGGATCACTATAATAATCCCCGCAATGTAGGTTCATATAAAAAAACTGATGAAGATGTTGGGGTAGGTCTTGTAGGAGCCCCTGCATGTGGGGATGTCCTTCAGTTAAGTATTAAAGTAAATAAAGAAACGGGGTTGATAGAAGATGCTAGATTTAAAACGTATGGGTGCGGGTCGGCGATTGCTGCATCAAGTCTTGTCACAGAATGGGTTAAAGGGAAATCGCTCGATGAAGCCGCAACAATCCGAAATACTGAAATCGCACAAGAACTCGCACTTCCCCCAGTCAAAATCCACTGCTCAATTTTAGCAGAAGATGCAATCAAAGCTGCCATTGATGATTACCGAAAAAAACATTAAAAGCCCCTGCATAAATTTATGCAGATTAGATGAATTTAATGTTTGTATAGGGTGTAAAAGGCATCTTGATGAGATTGCTGAATGGTCAAGAATGGGATATGAGGAAAAATTAAAAATAGTTCAACGTACACAAAATGCCTAAAGCCTATATCTTAATCGGAGTTCCCGGATCAGGAAAATCTACATGGATAGCAAAAGCACCTGTAGATTGGAACAACACAGTAGTTGCAAGCACAGACAACTATGTTGAACAAGAAGCCAAAAAACAGGGAAAAACCTATAGCGAAGTCTTTAATGATGTAATGCCAGCAGCAGTAAATCATATGGCTACGACCGTGGTTAATGCAGTTAAAAACAAGCAAAATATAATTTGGGATCAAACCAGTACAACCAGACACACACGTGCCAAAAAAATTAGAATGCTACCTACTGATTATGAAATCATTGCCGTAGTATTCCCTACTCCAGATCAGAAAGAATTATCTAGGAGACTTGCTGGTCGTCCCGGCAAAACAATACCGCCGGATGTTATCAAGTCAATGATCAATAGGTGGGAAGAACCCACTGAAGATGAGGGATTCGACAAAATTATATACGTAAAATAATATGGATCACGAAGAACTTAAAAGAAAAAACTCTACACGCCGTCACCGAGACGAAGTTGCAGTAAAAAAACAAGTACGCATTGCTAAAGAACATAATATGTCGGAGCCTGGCAAATTTTTAGAAAACGCACATCGTTATCATAAGCGACATGCAATGGATTGTGGAAATCCTCAATGTTATCTGTGTGGCAATCCTAGAAAAACGCATAAAGATAAATTGACACTGCAAGAAAAAAGATTGTTTCAGGACGCCGATGCTACGAACGATAAGCATAGTAATGGATTGCCTCCTGCTGAAGAATGAAAGTTTTACTTTTAGGTAGCGCTGGCTATATAGGCTCGTTGTTTTCAAAAAAAACAAAGTTCTCAATTCAAAACGTAGATTTGTGTTTATTTAAAAAACCAATTGACTCCGATATAACGATAGAAAACTATAATAATGTAGATATCAGTGAAGCTGATGTAATTATTTGTTTAGCCGGACATAGTAGTGTGCAAATGTGTGAACATAGTCCTAGCCGTTCATGGACGAACAACGTTCAATATTTTAGAAATTTATGTGAACGTTTACTGAAACATCAAAAATTAATATACGCATCTAGTGCCAGTGTCTATGGCAAAACACTATCTATATCTACTGAAGATAGCGATATTAACTTCAATGTATTAAATCATTACGATCTTCAAAAAATTACCATTGACTTGATAGCCAATAAATATATCGCTGAAGGAAAAAACATCATAGGATTAAGATTTGGCACGGTAAATGGGGCTAGCCCAAATACCAGAAGTGATCTAATGATAAATTCTATGGTGAAGTCTGCTATAGATACGGGATGTTTAAATGTAAAAAACTCAAGTATTCGCAGGGCAATTTTAGGAATTAACGATGCTTGCCGAGCGATAGAGTTACTAGTAGAAGAAAAGGTTGAATCAGGGCAATACAATTTAGCTTCTTTTAACAGTAATGTCGGTGATATAGCTAATGCAGTATCAGAGATTACGAAAGCAGATGTTATCAAACACCAAGATGATCTAATAGCATACGACTTTGAATTGAGTACACAAAAATTTATTAATGCTACTGGATTCACATTTAAAGATAATTTAGAAACATTGGTTCAGGGATTACGAGAATATAGTTCGGTAATAAATTTTGATGTGAGAGATAATGATAGATACTTTGAACATTACATGTCTTGATAAATGTCTTTGTTGTCAAAGTGATAATCTCACGACCGTATTAGACTTGCAAACACAACCTTTAGCTAATTCATATCTTGGTGATAGCTATGAAAAAGAATTTAACTATCCATTGGCATTAAACTACTGCAACAATTGCGGTCATTTGCAATTAACACATGCAGTAAATCCTGACCTTCTTTTTAAAAATTACCTATATGTAAGTGGTACTACGCAAACATTGCGTGACTATTTCAATAAGTTTGTCAAAACAATAAGTATGTATCTACCTAAGTCTGAACCATATCATGTATTAGATATAGCATGTAATGACGGTTCACAATTGGATGCATTTAAAAAATACGGCCACTATACATATGGCATAGATCCTGCAGAAAATCTATATCACTTGAGTAGTAAAAATCATACAGTAGTATGTGATTACTTTAATCAACAGTCGATAGAAAAAATAGGTGTACCAAACTTTGATGTCATCATAGCTCAAAACGTTTTTGCACATAACTCTTATCCTGAAGAATTTTTAAATGTTTGCAGGTCTAAACTCAGTATTAATGGTAGGTTATTTGTACAAACTAGTCAAGCAGATATGGTAAAGTACGGTCAATTCGATACGATATACCATGAACATATTTCATTCTTTAATGTACATTCAATGTATCATTTAGCAAAGCGTACAGGAATGTATTTAGAGGATGTATTTAAAACAGACATTCATGGTACTAGTTATGTCTTTGTGCTAACGTCTGATTGCAAATATGACAATTCTGATTTATTGTTAAAGAATGAACCTAAACAAACATTCCAAGACGTACAACTTTTTGCTGAAAAGGCAATATTAACTGTTAATAGTCTAAAAGAAGAATTGAAAAACTACGAAGATTGTTATATTGTAGGGTATGGCGCCGCAGCAAAAGGAAACACATTACTTAATTTTGGTAACATCAATTTGGATTACATCGTAGATGATAATCCATTAAAACACGGTATGTATACTCCTGGTAGAAAAATAAAAATCGTGTCTTTAGATACTATGCTTGAATTAGCCGGTAATCGTGAGATAGTATGGGTTCCATTGTCATGGAACTTCTTTGATGAAATACTAAACCGTGTGAAAAACAAATACGATAAGCCTACAACTTTTATCAAGTATTTTCCTAAATTAGAAATTATAAAATGAAAACTGTCATCACGCATTTTTATAACGAAGAACACTTATTACCCTGGTGGCTTGAATACCATAAGAAAATTTTTGATTTTGGTGTATTGATAAACTATCAAAGCACAGACCGTTCTGTAGAATTATGTAAAGAAATATGTCCACATTGGCAGGTTGTTTCTTCGATGCACACATATTTTGATGCTGAAAATTGTGACAACGAAGTAACCTTTTATGAAAATCAATTATCAGGTTGGAGAATCGCATTAACTACAACAGAGTTCTTAGTGGGCAATGTTAATAAATTGTGCAACAACAACCCTGCACATCAACAACATATTATACCGGGCATAAGATTTACTAAATGGGATCCATTAGGTTCACTTGATAGAAATAAACAATTATGGGAACAAGTTACTACTGGGATATCGTATTATGATAATTACATTGCACATCAAGGTAGAAGCTTGCATAATTACACTGGATTGAAGTATCCCACTGGTCGTCACTTTGGACCATACACCACAGAAGAAGCTTTAATATTTCATTACGCACATGCAATTGTTGGTAAAGAAATGATACAACGGAGACTACAGTTTCAATATAAAATTAGTGACAGGGATAAAGAACGTGGTATAGGAAATCATCATTATGTAAATAAAAATGGACTCACGTTTAATGGACTCTATGAAATGCATACACATTTTATATCACAAGGTCAAACTGATTGTTCCGTTTTTATTGAAAAAATGTTCGGGAAACAATAAAATGCATCATGCGCTTGTAGTTTAGTGGCAGAATCAGGGTCTCTAAAGCCCACAGGCATGGGTTCGAATCCCATCGAGCGCACCAATCATAAATACATTTTTAGGAGAAAATAATGTCGTAGATTGAATATGCTTGTAAAGATATAGTCTTCCACTTCAACAAGAAGCATTTAGAAGACGAGACCATTCCCATGTGGGTTTTAAAATTTCATGGTGAAACGTATTATGTGAATCATGTGGAATGCAATATTCCCTGGTCTACCAAAGAGACACCCGATAATTCACATACTAAAGGCAGTATCAAAGTCAAAGACTGTTTATTACAGATTGACGAGAACAACGAAGCCAAAATACTACCCATTACTATCATAGATAAAGCACGAATCCATAATGCCAAGAAAGGTATTACACGTATAGTTATTAGCGAGAAGAACTTTGGTGGAAATAAACTACGCAATATTTTACAAGAGCGCAATATTAAACATGGACCAATCAAAAGCATAGGTGGAGCCTGCACAACAACTTTTTACGTAACTGATATATACAACCAATCTGATGTCGTATATCTTGCATTGATGCTGAGTGATACAGATTTTAGAAAACTCATGCCCAATGAAGGATACTATAAAATGTATGATGATCCTAAATACAGTGCTGATATCGATTTGGATATATGATGACGATTAAATGCAGATAAAATCCTTAAAATAATCATATAAATAAATTTTTAAGGAGATTAGCCACAATGAAAAAAATAATAGTGGCGTTCCTATCCTGCTTATATGGCACTATAGCTAACGCACAAACAGATTTTGTAACAATACCTAAACAGGTTACATGTGGGCCGTTACAACATATTATCTCGGCACTAATGTCTTCTGATATCAATGAAAAACCTGTTTTAGTAGGCAAAGACGATAATGAAAAAAGTGACTATGCAATTTTTCTTAATGCGGAAACTAAGACATTCACCATTGTTCAAATAATTAAAGCAACAGGTTGTATATTAGGATCTGGGAAAATCATTCCAACAATGTAACATTTGTCATCATTTTGTCATATTAAAATGCAATAATAAGTTTAAATATTCATATACAAAGGAGAAAGTATGAAAAAATTTATTATTGGTTTATTTACACTATTTGCGTTAACTTCATTGAATGCAGCAGACATCACCGGCGCCGGTGCAACATTTCCTTATCCAGTTTATGCCAAATGGGCAGAACTGTATAAAAAAGAAACAGGCGTAGGTCTTAACTACCAAAGCATTGGGAGTTCCGGTGGAATACGCCAAATCAATGCAAGAACTGTTGTATTTGGTGCAACTGATGCACCAGTAAAAGGTGAAGACCTAGATAAAAACGGGCAAGTACAATTTCCGGCTATTATTGGTGGAACTGTTCCTATCATCAATTTAGAAGGCTTTAGGCCAGGTGAATTACGTATTACAGGTCCAGTACTTGCAGAAGTTTTTATGGGAACGATAACTCGTTGGAATGATCCGAAACTGGTTGCACTCAATCCGGGAAAAAGACTTCCTAATCAAAATATCACTGTGGTTCATCGAGCAGATGGTAGCGGTACTACATTCAACTGGACTGATTATTTAACAGTAGTTAGTCCAGAATGGGCTCAGCGAGTAGGACGCGGCCCAGCAGTCAAATGGCCTGCAGCAAGTTCAGTGGGTGGTAAAGGTAACGAAGGTGTTGCAGCTATTGTTGAAAGAATTAAAGGTAGCATAGGATATGTTGAATATGCTTATGTAAAGAAAAATAATCTAGTGTTCATGCAGTTACAGAATAAAAACGGCAGATATGTAAACCCCGACGATGTTACCTTTGCTGCTGCAGCAGCAGGTGCAGACTGGTTTAGTGTACCCGGTATGGGACTAAGTATAGTAGATCAACGCGGTGATAACGTATGGCCTATAACTACAGCTAGTTTTATCATCATGTACAAGAATCCAGAAAACAAAGTAGCTAGTCAAGAAGTCTTAAAGTTTTTTGATTGGGCATTTAAGAATGGTAAAAAAGCAGCAGTAGAATTAGATTATGTACCATTACCTGATAGTTTAGTACAACAGATTCGACAGCGTGTTTGGACTCAAATAAATAACAAGTAAATCGCCTACAAAGATAGAGTAGGGCTGGAATTCGTAACCAGCAAGGGTCACATGACCCTTTTTTCTTTTATTATAGGCGATTTTAAGCTAATATAAATAGCTATGAAGCAGGGTGCTTCAACCAACACTCTTTAAATGTTAGGTACTTAGAGTGTGTACCGTAAAAGGAGATAAAAGTGATGTATCAAAACAAGCTGGTGGCCAGCCTAAAAGCCAATGGTAAAATCCTTCGTGAATTCAAGGATACTGTTTACTGCCCATTCGGAGCAGAATACTCAATCTTACTCAAGAACCTAAATACAGTTCGTGCAGTTGTCAATGTTTACATTGATGGTGAAGATATGTTGCCAGGAGGTCTTGTTCTAAACGCAGGACAAGAAGTTGACCTAGAGCGTTCGATTAAAAACGGTAACTTGATGGAGGGTAATCGTTTTAAGTTCATTGAGCGTACTAGTGCAATCGAACAATTCCGTGGTGTCAAACTAGAAGATGGTTTGATTCGTATAGAATTTCAATTTGAAATGCCTAAGATAACAACATATATCAACGATACTTGGCAAAACAAAGAATGGATGCCAGGTCATTGGCGTGATAAACCATATTATGTAGGTGGAATATTGCGTAGTGTTGACTATAGTGCAGGGGAAAATACTAGAATCTCTGCAACTTCTGCAATGAATTCTACACTACAACTCATGAATCTTAGTGCTAAGGCAGAAGTTCATGATGGAATGGCTACTATGGATTGGTGTGCGAATGAAACTGGTATTACTGTACCGGGTAGCAAAAGTGAGCAGAAGTTCCAAACAACTACGATCAGTGCTTTAGATCCACAAAAGTATAGTATAATTCTTAAGCTACTAGGTGAAACACCAAATAATGAACCGATACGCACACCAATCACCACTAAATATAAACCTAAGTGCGTAACATGTGGTAAACAAAATAAAGCTAATGCTAAATTTTGTACTGAGTGCGGCACTGCACTAGAAATATTTGCGTAAAGATACACAAAGTAAATAATAGATCATTATATACACACAGAAAAGGAGCTTATAAATGAAAACAGTTGGTAATAAATTAGAAGCATTTGTCGTAACAGGCGTCAATCCCGGTAGCGATCAATTCTTTGACATTACGGAAAAGAGTTTTGAAGGTAAGTGGAAAGTAATTGTCTTTTACCCAAAAGATTTTACTTTCGTATGTCCAACCGAAATTGTTGCATATGACAAGTTGTTCCAAGACTTTGCAGATCGTGATGCAGTACTGTTAACTGGTAGTACAGATAATGAATTCTGCAAGTTGGCTTGGCAAAGTGCTCATCCTGATTTAAAGAAGATTAGGCATATTCAATTTGCCGATACACAACGTGGTCATTGGAAAGGCGATACATTTGTAAACTTGAGCTTGTCAGAAAATTTAGGTATTTTCAGTCCCAAACACGGTGCGGTACTTCGTGCAACATTCATTGTTGATCCAGACAATGTGATTCAACATGTTACTGTTAATAACCTAGATGTTGGTCGTAGCCCAGAAGAAACATTGCGTGTTCTAGATGCTCTACAAACTGGGGAACTTTGTCCTTGCAGCCGTCCCGTTGGCGGAGACACTTTGAGAACCGCATAAAATAGTAAATGGCACATTTAATAGCAAATTTGCCACCTATACATTCTTTTGTTCGTCGTGAATTTTTGTATGATTTTACTAAAGGTCATAACGAATATGAACCTTGTGTTTGGGTAAGTATCAAAAGTTTACGTGGTCAGGCATTTAGAATAGAGGCATATTTGCCGCAGTACGGCGCGTTATATGATAAATTGCCGTTGAACGCTTTTGTTAGTAGAAACAACAATCTAAATCCAGAAAATTTTCTGGATTTAGATGTATTACAAATCTGGGATTGTTTTAGTTATGATTTCACAATCATACAAAAAGCATTTCTTAGGAACTTGAGTTGCAAATTTTACGCAAAGGATAAAAATTTTTACATGGGAAATTATTTGTTTACGGTAGATCACTGCGCCCCGGATTTAAATATAATCGATACTAGCTACGCTGAGTGGCCCGAAGATCATAAAAGTTTCAATTTTATCGAACTAGACAACGGACAATATGCAGCACAGCCAAACAATCGTTGTATATTTTTAGATGCCTCGAGTAATCCAACAGAATTAAAATTTCCCGATTTTAAGGTATGTACAAAAAAGTATGTCGTAGAGACTAATCCTAAATGGGCGCTCGGAGATACTGATACAGTCATGTACACTAAGTAACACATTATAAAATTTAAGGTAATAAAATGCTTGAAACAATTGGCGAGCTTTTTCAAGAAGCATATAAACGAAATTGGATTACTGCTAGAGATGGCAATGCTAGTATCCGCTGGCATGACCGTGATCATTTCTATGTAACACCAAGCGGCGTTCGCAAACAGATGTTACAACCGGAAATGTTCAAAAAAATGAGTTTAGATGGGCTTACCAGTATGTCATATACTGAAATTAGCTCTAATCTAAGGCCTAGTGGTGAATTACCCATGCACATGGCACTTCAGAGCAAGATTGATACTGAGGTTAGAGTTGTATTGCACTTTCATCCTACGTATACTGTGGCTGCTATGTATGCTGGAATTCAGCTTCCTGATCTATTAAAAGAGTTTCCAGAACTAAGCCGGTATACAACAGTGGCACCTAATGTTCCATTGATCCCGCCGATTACTAAAGAGTTGGCCGATGCTTGTGTTAAAAATATTGGCTATCATCCAGTAACTGGTAAAGTCAAATACAACATTGTTGGTATGGATAGGCATGGAGTAGTAGCGGTTGACACTAGTCCGTGGAGAGCATTTGAACATATTGAACGATTAGAACATATTTGCAAAATAGTTTTAACTAGTGGAAAAGTAAATGTCTAAAATTTTTGTCAACGGTACGTTCGATGTATTACATGTAGGTCACATTTATTTGTTAAACTTTGCAAAGAGTTTAGGAAAACACTTGACAGTAGCAATTGACTCTGATGAACGTGTTACTAGATTGAAGGGGGCAAACAGGCCTATCAATAACGTGTATGAACGTAGCGTCATGCTACAAAATTTAAAGGCTGTAGATGACGTTAAAGTTTTTGACACAGATGAAGATTTAATTGATATCATAAAAACCTGTGATATAATGGTCAAAGGTGGAGATTATAGTAACCTACCTATTATAGGTAATGAACATATTGAAGTGATTTTGTTCGAAAGAATACATGGATATTCCAGCACACAAAAGATTCAAGATATTATTAATCGGGGATAATTGTAAGGATACATATGTTTACGGAAACGTAAACCGTTTAAGTCCAGAAGCTCCTGTTCCGATATTTCAACCTAATTCAGAAATTGTGTTAGAGGGTATGGCTGGAAATGTCCGTAAGAACCTCGAAGCACTGCATTGTGAAGTAAGGTTTTATCACAGTGAAATTAGTGAAAAGAAAAGGTTAATCGACCAGCGCAGCAAACAGCATCTAATTAGAATAGACAATGATGCTAAATGTACTCCGATATTGGGTGCATTCATTGAAACTGCAGAGTTGAATACATATCAAGCAGTGGTTGTCAGTGATTATAATAAAGGTACGGTACCTACATCTCTTATTGAATGGCTGCGAAAAGAGTACAACGGTCCTATCTTTATAGATACTAAAAAAACAGACTTACAACGATTTAACGGATGTTATATCAAAATTAATCAACTAGAAAGAAGTTTAGCAAAAACGTTACCTGATGATGAATGGTTGATAGTTACTAAAGGTGAAAAGGGCGCAGAATATTTAGGATATACCATTGCACCTGACGTAAGTGACGATGTTATTGATGTTTGTGGAGCCGGAGATACATTTCTAGCAGCATTAGTTTACAGGTATTTAGACACTAAAGACATTCGTAAATCTATTATTTTTGCTAATAAAGCAGCAGGCATTACAGTACAACACGTAGGAGTATATGCTCCTAAACTAGAGGAATTAATACCATGAGTAGATTAGAAGGTTATGTAGAAAAAGGCTGGGGTCATGAATTTATATTTGCAACTAATGACAAATATTGCGGAAAGATTCTCAAGTTCAACAAAGACGCAAAGTTCAGTATGCATTTTCATGCAGAAAAAGACGAGACATGGTTTGTACTACATGGTAAATTTATTGTCAAATACATAGACACTAATACAGCTACTGAACACCAACAAGAATTAAATCCAAATGATGTATGGAGAAATTTACCATTGTTCCCACACCAAGTTATTTGTTTAGAAGAAGGTGTTATAATTGAAGTATCTACACCGGATAGTGTAGAAGATAATTATAGGATAGCAAAAGGGGACAGTCAAAAATGAGTGTTTATATGGTTGATATAGATAACACTATTTGTATTAGTAAAGGTAGTGATTATGCTAACAGTGAACCAATAACCAATCGGATTAAACAAGTCAATGAATTATATGATGCAGGGCATAAAATAATATATTGGACAGCCAGAGGTGGTAACAGTGGTATAGATTGGACTGATACAACTCATAATCAATTAGCAGCTTGGGGCTGCAAATATAATGAAATACGCATGGGCAAACCTGTGTATGATATTTGGATTGATGATAAAGCTATTAATTCTGACGATTTTTTTAAATGAAAATTTTACTTACAGGTCACAGGGGTTTTATTGGGTCAAACATGCTAAAGACTTTAGCAGGCCACGATGTAACTACATTTGAATGGGGAGACACATTGCCTAATGTTAGTGGGCACGATTGGGTAATTCATATGGGAGCAAATAGTTCTACAGTTGAACGCAACATCGAAAAAATTATGATGCAAAATGTTGACTTCAGTGTATGGTTACTTAAACAATGCATAGAAAATGGTATCGATTTTCAATATTCTAGCAGTGCTAGCGTATATGGACTACGTAAAAATAACTTCAAGGAAGACGCACCAGTAGATCCTAGAAATCCATATGCATGGACTAAGTATCTATTTGAGCGGCACGTTAACAATATAACACCCAAAGCATTAAAAGGAATACGTGTACAGGGTTTTAGATATTTCAACGTATATGGACCTAATGAAGATCATAAGCAAGATCAAGCAAGTCCATATCATAAGTTTACCAAGCAATTTCGTGAAACAGGTAAAATAAAACTATTTGAAAACAGCGACAAGTATTACAGAGATTTTGTACCCGTCGAGCAAGTATGTCAGACACATATTGATTTTTTTGATGTAAGAGAATCCGGTGTATGGAATGTCGGTACAGGAACCCCTAAAAGCTTTTTAGATGTTGCATTAAGCATAGCACCTGCAGACTGCATTGAGTACATTCCCATGCCTGATATATTACGCGATAACTATCAAGAATACACATGTGCAGACATGACAAAAACACTAGAGAGTCTTAGAAACAAAGGAGAAAAATTATGACAACGGTAACAAGTATGCCACCTGTAACAATAGGTGGCAATTGGCTAGAGCAGGTTAAGGCAAGTATTCCTGATCATGCTAAAGATATTAAGCTTAACTTAGATGCAGTTATTAATCGCAGTGGCCTAGATCCGGTAGATACACATGCTATTGCATATGCGTCTGCAATTGCTGCGGGCAATGGTGGTTTGGCATTTGAAATCGAACACAATGGTCCACTATTTACTGCTGAAAAAGAACGCGAAGCAGCTAAAACAGCAGCAGCACTTATGGGTATGAATAATATATACTATCCATTTGTAGAAATGACACAAGATCCAGACTTAAAAGGACTACCACCCGGACTGCGTATGAATGCATATGCTACACACGGTGGAGTTTCAAAAAAGAAATTTGAAATGTATGCACTAGCTGCAAGTATTGTCGGTAAATGTCATTTCTGTGTTAAGAACCACTACGATGTTCTTAAGAAGGAAGGCATGACTGTGCAAGAATTACAGATGGTTGGTAAAATTGCTAGCGTTATTAATGCAGTCGGTAAAATTGCCATATAAATGAATACTCAATACGCCGTGCAATTGCCCATTGTAATACAATGGATGAATGCATTACGAAAAATTCCTGCTGCTGATAGAGAAAGAGCACTAGAAGGATTTTGGGACACACAACTAACTAGTAAGTGTTGGATAATCAATACTATTCTAGAGCATAACTTAAACGCTAAGTGTGTTTATGTGTTTGGTGGCTGGACCGGCGTATTGAGTAGTTTACTTTTATCTAACGAAAATTTAAAAGTAGATAAAGCATATAGCATTGATATTGATCCGTGGTGCAGACCTATAGCTAAAAATATGTGTGATAATAATATAAGATTTGCTGCTGTAACTGCTGACATGGGAACATATAAATACTCCACTAATCCTACATTAGTTATAAATACGAGTACTGAACATGTTAGTCAAGAAGTTTATGACCAGTGGTATGACAATATACCCGATTCTACTACAGTATTGATACAAGGTAACAATTTCTTTTCATGCCCCGAGCATGTTCGTTGTACAAACTCACTTGATGAATTTTTGAAAATAAATAAAGCATTCGATGTAGTGTATGCAGGCTCATTGGTTAATCCGCAGTACACTAGATATATGTCAATATTTAAAAAGTAACTATGACGGTGTGGAGTTTTTGTCCCGATCAAATTAAAGATACACTATCCAAAGTAATTCAAAAAAATAAAGGTGACTATGACGATTTAATCGCATATCGCAATAATTGGATTGATTGGATACATAACTTTAGTGGGTGTGAGAATAAAAAACAGTGGGCTGTATGCAATGGTATTCATGATGCGCTTATCAATCAAGTAAGCTATAAACATAAATCTGTTAACAAGTTTTATGCATTCATCACTGACTATAGATTTTATCACGCGATATTACGACCCTATAATCATCAATTAATACTTCCACAACACATTAACAAAATTGAACCTAATAGTTATGTGTTGGTGAGTCAACCCAATCATGAGGGTAAAATTACAGACTGGTTTCCACTACTAGTAGAACATTGCAAAAAGGTAAATACGTCTATATTTTTAGATTGCGCTTTTTATGGAACCACCTTTGACACACTCGACACTAGTGATTATATTTTTGATTCAGTAGCATTTAGTCTCAGTAAGAATTTTTTACTAGGTGGATTGAGGGCAGGAATTGTGTTTAGTGATAGTCTAGCTGAAACGCTTACGATACCTATTAGTACTCATTTTACTTATAACTATTTTAATAGTCAGGCTGTGCTTTCAGCAAATGCTATTTTACCTAAATATAAATCATCCTATATTACTGAATTTGCTAAACCTAGACAATTACAATATTGCGCACAGAACAACTTAAAACCAGCAGACATCTGGATGTGGGCTTTTGATTGTAATGGTCGTAAAATATGTATTACTGAACATATCAAACAAGAAATTCAACTAGATTTAAACAATAGGTACCCGATCCTTATCGACTGATCCCATTAAATGTAGTCGATGTTCGTCAGAGCAATTCATAAAAGTGTGTTGTTTAGTAGTGTCAACATAATACACAAGACCTTTAGGTAAATGTTGTATGGTTCCGGCACGAAACACAAAATAACATTCAGGATTGGTGATTATTGGTATGTGTATTCTAGGAGTAGAATCTCTATGCATACTATAACAAGACCACGGTGATACCATCATTAAACGAGTTCTTTTTAATTGAAATTTATCAATAAGGTTTTCAACGATAGTTCCGGTAAAAAATTCATTTAATATATTGAATTCTAAGTCAGATCCATAACCTTTGCCCAGCCCACTAGTGTTTTTATCGTCACCCAACTTGTATTGAATACTTACTTGTTTACCTTTACCGTAATCTACCCATATTAATTCATCTTTAACTGACTCATAATATTTTAGTAACGTATCAACTTCTATTCTATCAATTATTTTGATCATTTTTGTCTATCCTAAATCGTAAAGAAATACCTGTCTTTTCACCAGTGAAATTGGAGGTTGCATGTAATTTTCTACAATCAAATACTATGATGCTTCCGATTTCAAATGGGTATGCGTTTCCATTCAATCCAAACAATGTATGTTCTGGATATTGCGGCAAGTAACTACGTAGCTCTGGGTCTATCTGTTTGCCGGTTAATTTTTTTACTGGATACTCATAAGGGCATCCTTTTACTCCTATGTTTATTTCGAAACTTTGAACACGATATTGCATACACCACGTTGTGCTATCAAGATGCCACTCTTGATCAAACACAATTAAATATGGCAAAGATTGTGTATACTCTAAAGGTATAACAACATTTATTTCATTTTTTAAATGTGGTTTGTAGTCTGTATGAGGTAAGTAAGGAATCGAATGTTTGTAAAAATTTCCAGTGCAATAGGTAATGTTATAATCAAATAGACTCTGAACATAAGGAACTAACATTTTTAAACATTCGTTAGGTCCTGCTTTGTTCATTGTAACAGTGTCATATTTTTCTTTATTTTTATACTCGATAAGGCATTGTTGTATGACATCATTTGGTATAAAATTATGTTTTTGAAAGCTGGGTATCATAAATATTATTTATACACTAAACTTTACTCTAATGAAATGTATCTGGATTGAAAATAGAATAAGTATCGAAACTGATGGGTACACAAGACCATGTTGTTTAGAAACCGATAATCTTGCACGTATCGACAAGATAGATAATGGAATTCTGCATAGCTTCAACCACTCAAAATTATTATCGCTAAGAGAAAATTTAAAAGATGGTTATGGACCACTAACTAAACGTTATTGCCATAGATGTGAAGATTTAGAAACAAAAGGACAACCTAGTCTAAGAACAATAAGCGGCAATGCAGAAGGTCCGAGAAAACTCAAATATATACAGTTTAAGTTAAGCAATCAATGTCAGTTGGCTTGTGTTCATTGTGCCAGTGGCCGTAGCAGCACATGGGCAAAACTTAATGGTGAATCGCCCCATGTTAAGAAGGCATTTCAAATTACCGATGCCTTCATTGATGAACTGAAAATGCTGTTACCTGATATCGAAACATTGAAATTTTCGGGTGGCGAACCTTTTCTTCAACCTGAACATTGGAAACTCTTAGAAGTATTAAAATCAGAGAATCGTAGTCATTGCAAGTTAGAGTACATAACTAACGGGATTAGTCCAATACGACCTGATCTTTGGGAAGGATGGAAATCAATAGATTGTTCTATAAGTGCAGATGGATTTGAGGATACGTATGAATGGTTTAGACGAGGTAGTAGTTGGTCAGAGTTACTAAGTAATATTAAAATCATTGAGCAATACAGTAATGTGTCTATAAATTTTGCAGTCACACCCTACACTGTTAGCGACTATTTACAGTCTAAAGAATTTTGGTCTGATAAGTATCACTTTAGTGAATTCCCTGTCGTCTATCCGGCATATTGCAGTATGCTCAAATTCCCAACAGAATATATACAACAGTTAGATAGGTATACTGAAATTCCATTCACTAGTGGATGCAGTCCAACAGGTGATATAAATATTTTTCGAAATTGGGCTAACAAAATTGATACAATGTGGAATACTGTTGGAAAAGCAAAACAATTATTTTGGTGGATGTAGTAAAAACATGAATGAAACCTTTTGCATATTGCCCTGGTTACATCTCTATGTACACACCGATGGTAATGTTTTTCCTTGCTGTACTAGTTGGGCAGGAAAAGATTCAGCAGTATTGGGTAGTATAAAATCAGAATCATTAGAACACATATTCAATACAGATAAAATAAAGCAGTTAAGGTTAGATATGTTATCTAACAAACACCGCAATGATGTATGCTTTAAGTGCTATACTCAAGAAAAACATGGTTATAATAGTCCTAGAATCGCACATAATCAACGTTTTCAGCATCTAACGAAAAATTTAATTAGTAGTACAGCAACTAATGGAGAAGTTTCTCCTAACATAAAATCTATTGATATTAGACTTACCAATACATGCAACTTAAAATGCAGAAAGTGTAATCCACAATTGAGTTCAGCTATCGAGGCTGAGCAAAAAAATAAAACCATATTAATACAAGATGAAACATCTATCGAGATTTTAGAAGAACAATATCCTAACATAGAACACATATACTTTGCCGGCGGGGAACCTAGTCTAATGAAATATCAGTATGATATTTTAGTAAAATTAATAGATTTGGGCAGAGCCCACGAAGTATCTCTTGATTATAATATCAATGGAACAAACTTAAAATACAAATCTCTTGACCTATTGTCACTTTGGTCTAAATTTAAAAGAGTTAATGTACTAGTAAGTATTGATGGGATAGACGAACATGCAGAATACATTAGACATGGGTTCAAGTGGCAATTGATATTAAAAAATATTCATAAGTTAATGGAATATCAAAAAACATCTAACAATTTTCATTTGGGATATTTTTGTACAGTTGATATACTAAATGTACACCATATCATTGATCTAACAGAGTACTTCAAAAATACTGGATTAATTACAGATGACATCAATATGTCATACCATATTTTGATGTTGCCTAGATATTACAACATAGATATATTACCGGCAAAAATTAAACTAGATTTGGTTACCAAAATAAATACCTATGTTGATACTAACAAAACAACTAACAATTTAAGTTTTTTTGAAACACTAAAATTGCAGCTCATGAAAAATCATGACAAAGATTTTAGTAATGAACTTAAAGAGTTCAAAAAAGTCACTATGAATTTAGACAGGATAAGAGGTGAGAATTTTTGCAATACGTTCCCGTATTATAAAGAGATGTGGGATAATATTACCATTTAATGTATATACCAAATGAAATTTGCTTATTTAAACCTTCCTAAGTTACCAGAAGAATATGTTCAGTTGTGTCTAGACAAAGTACCATTGGCCTGGTCTGATCCAAAATTGATAGAACTAAACAAAAAAGAAGGTATAAGTCATAGCATATCATATCTACCCAGTGAAGTAATAGTTTGGTTGATGCGCAACATTGTTCCTCTTATTGATCCCGTAAATGAACATCCTGAACTAAGATCAAAAATGATGTTACATATCAATGAATACATAGAGCATGAAGAAGGCAACGGTGTGCACCCTATGCATTTGGATTATGGTAGAAAATACGCATTTAACTATGTACTAACTCCAGGCGCAGATATATTACCTACTACGACATGGTACGAAAACGATAAGAAAACGATTATAGAACAACATCAAATTGAAGCAAAACGTTGGCATATTATCGCAGTTAATCCAGTATGGCATGGGGTAAAGGGGCAAGAAAAAGACAAATTGAGAACAATAGTTAGTTTATGTTATGATCCTATAGATTTAAATACGTTCGACATACGACAACATTTTGGACATTTAATTCAATGAGATACTACAAATTGAATACAGTTTCAACTGTAAGTAATCTGTTACTAGAGTACACTATCCATTCTAAAGAATGGGAAAACAAAAACAGTTTTGATCTTATCACAGTGCCCTACGAGTTGATTAAAACTGATATTACTCTAGACTACTTTTATCGTATATTAAAGGCATATCCAGTAATACTTAGGATGGAGCCATATAGTTTCTATAGGTTTCATATTGACGAAAAGCGTAAATGTGCAATAAACATGTTACTAGATGGATTTGACAGTCACTGTTATTTTGCCGATCCCACAGACTCTGAAGATGTGTTCAACAATGTTGAAGAATTAGTATATGAGCCTAATACGTATTACTTATTGAACACTACAAAGAAACATGCAGTGATGAATCGTAGTAAAACGAGATACATGTTTAGTATGGGTACTACTGCCCTCGATCATTCAATAGTTATGAATTTTTATGAAAAACTTCACTCTGCTTTAATTGACACCCAATCGAAATCCCAATCGTAAAATTTTTCATAGATTCCCCATTGTTTCGTATGCTGTATAATTATAGGGAAATCAATTTCTAACAAACCGTTATAAAACAAATGATGCGGTTGTCTGGTAGAAATGCGATCATACATTTCACCCAATCTTCTACGTTTAAATACTTGAATTAGATTTTTGTTGTAGTCATTGAATGACAACATCATCAATTTCATTTGATTTTGTATAGCCCAACGTTTACATGAAGGTAGTAAACTTTCTCTGAGAATGGACAAATGTCTATACTTTTCGTCAGTCCATGTTCTCACTCCTCCTATTGCTACATAGTTATTAAACTCACTCCTATACACTCCACCGCATGCTATAATTTTTGAATCTTCGAATAAGATTTGGTATTCACCGTTGATTCCATTAAAACGATCAGTTTTTTCTAGTATATACGGCAATGTGTGCTTTTCTTTTGGCCAGTCATCGTTCCACATATTTTGATATGATAATCTATTAGACGATATTTCCTTAAGGTACTTGAAAAAAGTTACTCTTTCGGGCTCTGACAATAAATGATACGTTTTAAATTCCATTATGAAATGTCGGTATTGAACAACTTATTCTTAGAATGTAAATCCATTAGTTCAGTGTATGTATGTGTTTTTATCCCTATACTTAACATGATTCTATGTGAATTAGTAGTTTTATTCATTACTGAGTGAGGTTCAGACACATTTAGAATAGTAAATTGATTTTTTACGTAGTTAACTACATGCTGGTTGAATTTTTTTTCTCGAAGATTTATTTCATATACTGACGTTATAAAGTTTTCATTTGGCTCAACCATTAACATGTTTAAAGCCACTATCCTAAAAGTATCTTTATGAGTAGGATATTGTGACTTGGGGAAATTTTTTAAGAATCCGGCATCCGATATCGGGACGTTGATAAATTTGGTAAAAAAACTTTTCAGAAAGGGACTTACGTCGCAACGAAATACCGGTGGCACTGCAGGGCTCCAATAGTAATTTTTTTCTACTTGCGATTCTAAGTACAGTTGATCCAATATTTTTTCAGGTTGGATTCCGGTATTGTAAAACAAATTGGAAGTCATCTTTTATTTATAAATACATAATGATTTACTATCAAAAATTAGATATTGAAAATTTTGAAGTAATAATAGATGAAATTTTGAGATTTGCTGCTCCTAAGATTCCTCTGACTCAGAGGTATTTGGATGCAAATCCATTAGATATTTATAGATACACACCAAAATTATTTTGTTTTCTTCGTGAAAATTTTCACAAATTTCCTATACTATTTAGGTTCTATAATAGCCCTCCGTATTACCAAATGCCACCTCATATTGACAATCATCCGGAAGCTGAGAATAAAATTGGGTTTAACATTCCATTGCTAGGTACAAAAGACACCACGATGAATTACTATTCAACCCCGGATGACAATTTAAGACTCACGTATACAGGATTTGCTAACATGCCAGCGCAAACGTTGAAAGACTATAGTAAACTAACCCTTTTAGCTAGCTTTGAACTTGATAAACCTACATTAGTCAGAACAGATATAATTCATGACATCGTTAATCAAAAAGATTCAAACAGACTGATTTTGGGTATGAAATGTTTAGGCACTACCTTCGAAGAAGTATATAAATTTAAATCATGAATAACTATTTTTCAGCCACTCCAAAGTCTTTATTTATCCTACAACTAGTTTCGATGATGATACTAGTATTAGGAACTCCCCATGTAGATTTAAATTGGGTATACGTTATTTTATCTGTCATATTTTTTTATTTATACAGTATCATAGGCGTAAGTATGATGTTACACCGATATTATAGTCACAAAAGTTTTAATCTCAATTTTTATCTTAAATGGGTATTGACTATTTTTGCATTACTGGCGAGCCGTGGAAGTCCATTGGGTTGGGTATATATACATAGAATTCACCACGCTACTAGTGATACTGAAAAAGATCCACATAGCCCACATTGTGACAATTTCAGGTTTATAGGGTTCAGCCCAAATTATGACGATACCAAAAAAATAAACTATTTTATCGTCAAAGACCTATTAACACCTGCGCACATAAACATTGACAAATATTACATGTTAATCATAATTGGATTCTTGCTAATGTTGGGTTTGATAAACTACAATCTAGTAGTTTACATATGGGCATTGCCTGTGCTTATGGTTAGCATAAGTCAAACAGCATTTAATTATTTTGCACACATGCACGGTTATAGAAATTTTGAGACCAGAGATCGTAGTACAAACAATGTTTACTTGTGGCCATTTATACTAGGTGATGCCTGGCATAATAATCATCATGCTCATGCAGAAAAATTGTCTACTAAAGTAAAACCATATGAACTAGATCCATTGGCTAGTATAATTACTTGGTTCAAGCTTGATAAATAACATCATGATAAAATATATGGCCAGCAGCACAAAAGGTGCACAACTGTTTCAAATTACTGCATTAGTGGGTACCCTTATAGCGATTGCATTATATGGGCTATCGATTCAGTCTATATTGCTAATACTATTGGGTTACTTCCTATACGGTTGTCTGGGAATAGTAATAACATTTCATCGATACTTAACTCACAGAAGTTATGAAACTCATCCATGGCTAATAAAGATTTTTAGCCTATTGGGTTGTTTTTCGGTTACCGGTAGTCCATTAGCTTGGGTAGCGATACATATCAATCATCATTTAAAGAGTGACAAACCCGATGATCCGCATAGCCCATTATACAAGGGTTGGAAAATTTTCACACTTGATTATGTCACACAAGTAGATAAAGATACTAAATGGCGAATGCGTGGACTAGTAACTGACAAGTATCAACAGTTTTTGCACCGTTATTACTTTCTACTAAACCTGTTGTATAGTTTAATGTTGTTTTTGATAGGTGGATTTTATCTTATGGTTTTCCTACACTGGGCTCCTGCTATAGTTACTGCGTTAATGAGCAACGTTGTAAACTATGTAGGGCATAAACCAAATTGGATCGGTGGATTCAGAACTTACAATTTACAAGATCAAAGCTCCAACAACTGGATATGGGCGATTCCTAGTTGGGGCGAGTCATGGCACAACAATCATCATAGATATCCTAAACGTTCATTTTTTGGAGAAAAATGGTATCAATTAGATATATCTGGTCTAATAATCAAACTTATTAAACAGTAATACTGTAAAACAAAACTCAATTCTATGTTTTTAGCTCATAAAAATTCCATTGGACAAAATTCTTATCATGTGTTGAATCAATATGATAAGAAAAAAGTCCTTGTCAAATCAGAAAACTTTTCTCTAGTATCAAACATATGTCCACACCAACAAAGTTTACTATCTGTAAAAAATGGAACAGGTAATCGAGTGTGTCCTTACCATAATTGGTCATTCACTATAGGTGGAAGTCCTATTACTAGCGGAAGAACTGGGTACTATTGTCAAAACAATACTGCATTAAAAACAGAACAAGTTTATGAATGGAATAGTTTATTGTTTTCCACCGACGTCGATTTTAAATGTGACCACGATTTTAGTAAATTGATATTGATGGAACATAGGATCGACAGTGTAAAAGCAGATTATAGAAACATTATGGACTTGTTTCTAGATGTAGATCATATTCCTACTGTACACGCAGGTGTTTATGATATGATAGGTATAACTGATACTAACGTGAATTGGCAATTCTATCATAACGGTAGTATTCAAACTGTAGCCCAAGGCGCGTCTTGGATTGCATTGTATCCAAATACTATGATTGAATGGCAAAAGGGTTCACTTTTTGTTACCGTTGCATTACCGATTGACAATAATTTGTCAAAAGTTTGTGTCTATAAATATATGGATTACACCTATTCCACATTGTGGAATATAAACGAAAAAGTCTGGGAAACTGCTTGGGCTCAAGACAAAGCACAAGCCGAATTGATAACTAAGTTTTCAGAAAACTTAAGCAACTTAGAGCCCCAAAAAATACACTACAGAGATTTTTTACGATCACATGGAACTAATTAAAGATAACTATTTATATGGTACTGGGCACGGTGATACGTGGCATGTAAATATTGATCCACCAAAAAGACAAGTAAAAACCTATTTTGAAGAAACGCTAGAAGCAGTTGAATATGTATATGCTAATAAAACTGGAAAATTTCAAGTACTTTACAGTGGTGGTATAGATAGTCAGTATGTCTGTGAAGTTTTGCTGCATTTGGGTATAGTGTTTGATCCTGTAATTATTGAATTGAAAAACTCAAATGGTGAGGTACTTAATATGCATGATATAAAATATGCATATGAGTTTTGCCAATCTAAAAATTTAACCCCGACAATTTATGATTTTGATTTTACTAAATTTTTGGATAGCGGAAAAAATGTTGAAATCGCTGAATCCGTGACATGTTGTTCATTTGCATTACCTGCAACTATGTATGTTGCTAGTCAATTAGACGGATTTACTTTGTTAGGAAATGATCCTCCCTACATGAGATTAGAACCAAACAATGTTTGGGTTTTAGAAGAATTAGAGTACATTCATAGTCTATTAAGATTTTATAAAAAATATAAAGTTAACGGATGTCCGTTTTTACTATCATATACCCCCGAAATGATGTTATCGTTTCTGATGGACCCCAGTATTGTTGCATTGGGTACTGGTAAGATGCCAGGCAAGAAAGGCACAAACTCTACGAAGGCACAAGTTTTTAACAATGGCTCTAATTTTAATATACCTTCGTATGATTTTGTATCTAAAACACGTGTTAAACAAACCGGGTATGAACAAATCTATCATTCAGAATTGCGCGAACATCCTAATATGAAAATATTTGAGGAGTTCAAAACTAAATGGAACGGAGAATATCTAGAACCATATGTTGATGTAGTGAAACGTTTATCGGTAAACCAATGAATCATTTAGAAATCTTAGACACATACAAAAATTATCAATACGTGTACATGGACAATTGCGAAGAATTGTCTAAAGAATATGACAGAATGTATGGTATCATTAAAGCTAGTGGTCATGCATTGGCTTCAGACGCATGGCCACTAGATGGTGGAATCTTATTGAAAAATGACAACGAAGTCATTGCCGGCGCATTCTTTAACTTATCTAAAAGTCGTGGATCACTATTAATACATATTATCTTTGTTGAAGAACAACATAGAAAACAAGGTATATACATTAAAATGCATTCTTTGATAGACCAAATTGGTAAAAAATTGGATCGTTCATCTATCTATTCATATATACACGCAGATAATGAAGTTATGCAAAACCATATCATTACAAAAGTAGGATACAAAACAGTTATGCAATTGGTAAAAAGAGAAATCAAATGACTGATGAACTATTTTATAAAATAGAGCAAGATGTAATTTTCTTAGACAAAGTGCGAGAATTTGCATCTACTGCTGAGTGGAAATGGGTACCATTCATGCATATCTCTCCCAACTTTCAAAAAACTTTGGGATTAGAATTGACCAAGCAAGATTCTTTATTAAGCAAATTGCAAAACAAATTTAACAGTACATTGCGTTTATATATGTTTCCTAGCATGACAGTATATAATTGGCACAGAGATGCTGAAATGGGATGCTCATTAAATCTAGTTATGGAAGACTATGACTCACATACCTTGTTTAACCCAAGCGACAACAAAGAAATTATAGATAATGTGATTGAATTAAAATATGAAAAAAACAAATGGCATTTATTCAACTCGCAGATTTTACATACTGTTTTGAATTTGGGATCTAATAATAGAATATTATTGACTGTTACGTTCCCCAAACAAGTTAAATATCAAGAAGTACTTGAATATCTTAAAATAGAAGGATTAGTACCATGAATACTAAATTAGGTTATTACAAAGTAGGTCACCATGTATTCTACAACAAGCTACAAGCTATATTGTACGCCAATCCTAGTAAAGCAGACATCACCTGGCATTTTAACAATGAAATATTCGACAGTTATGATTGGACTAATGAACCTCCTATGTCTTTAGACATTATTTACGCAGAACGTGCTAAACAGATAAGAGAACAGTTTGACTACCTTATAATTATGGCTAGCGGCGGCGCGGATAGTACTAATGTCATCTACAGTTTTTTAAACAATAATATTATTGTTGATGAAATTATTGCAGCCGCGCCAATGAGCGGTTTAAAAAATTGGCATATTGATCTATCCGACAAGTCTGCAAATAATACTGTTACAGAAACACTAGTAACGCAGCTTCCTTTAATGGATAAAATATCCAAAACACATCCCGGCATAAAATTAACACTGCATGATTATTTTGATGACATTCTTAAGATGAAAACTGATGAATGGATTTATGAATCATCTGCACATTGGATTCATTTTTCAGGATCAACACGACATTCACTAGATAAGTTTTCACATATTAAAGATATGGCTGAGGCAGGTAAAAGGATAGGTGTTATATATGGAATAGACAAGCCCATTATATGCAGAGCAGAATCAGGTAACTTGTATACGGTAGTAATGGATCCGGTTGTCAACGTAGTGACACCGCATTTTAAAGATAGATACCCCAATGTCGAATCTGTGTTGTTTTATTATTCTCCCGACATGCCAGAACTGATGATCAAACAGGCTCATGAAGTATGCAGGTGGATATATCGACCTGAAAACTCCTACGCCAAATCTGTGTTATGGGATAAATCAAAATCATTCGAATTCAATACTAATATCGAGAGAGGAAGTAACTGGCAACGTGCTATAATTCCTTGTATTTACCCTTCTATCAGAAGTCAACACGGTGTTTGGCAAGCAGCAAAACAGGGATTAGGATTTAGAGGTGGGTTTCAATTAGATCAATGGATATTAAAATTATATGGACAGGAAAAATTTGTACAAATGGTTGAAAGCGACTTGAAACTGTTTATTAAAAAAATAGATATGAAATATATAATTAGCGACAACAAAGCGGACGGATTTATTCGCTTTTACCACTATTGGAAAATTGGTCATGAGCGTGAATTTTATCCCACATCGATAGACGATATAAATATCAACTATGCTAACTTTAAGGAAAAGATATGAAAAAAATATTGGCACTAATGGCTTTGATGATAGGATCTATTGCTAATGCAGGAATAACTGTTCCAGTATACTGGCCGTTTGCGGCCGGCAGCTCGCAAGCAAACATGGTTAGATCAATGATCGATAACGCAAATACACAGCAAAATAAATATCAGTTTATATTTGTACACAAACCCGGTGCAGGAGGCTCAGTAGCAGCTAACTCTGTTTTGGAATCAAAAGATTTAGCTATTCTAGCGTCTACCAGTAGTTTCTATATTAGACCAATGTTGTTTAAAGAAAGTCACAACATAGATGATTTTAATATGGTTTCTTTAGTTTGTACTGCTCAACCGTTGGCTATATACTCTAAGAAGATTAGTCGCCTTTCAGATGTTCAGGGCAGAGAAATTTCGTTAGGTGTCATTCCCGGCTCTATCACTACATTAGTTACGAGAGCAATCAAACGAGAGAATCCAGACATTAGAATATTAGAGGTGCCATACAAAGGAACACCAGAAGCTACAAGTGACATGTTGGGAGGACATATCGACGGAAGTGTTGATTTTATTGGTACTTCAGTGACTGCACGATTTAGTAATGATATTAAAGTTTTAGGCATTACGGGTAGAAGAAACATAAACAATTATCCTACCTTTCAGTCATTAAAAGTTAATGGACTAGAAAATATTACGAATGACTATTTTTATTTTGTTAGTAAATCAATAGATAGGTCAACTAGACAGGAATTAAATAGAATTTTAAACAATGCTTACACTGAAAGAACAAAGTTTTTATGTGAAGATGATTTCGGGGAACTAGTTAAATCCCCGTTCAATCAAATAGACATCATACATCAGGCTAATAAGTCCCGTTGGGAAAAGTTAACAGATGGGTTCAATAAAGAGTAATAAATACTACAATAACCTAGAGGAGTAAAGAAAATGCCAATAGAAATAACATTAGTTTTTATTAGACCTTCTGCGGCAGTGCCGTGGTTTCATGAAACATGGCCCCCTTCGCATGCAGAGTACATTAAAACTCATTATAAAGATACTGGAAAATTTGAAGGGTCAAGTGAACAAATCGGCGAAACAACACTAATTAACACTTTTCGTTTTGCTAGTCCGGAAGCTATGGAAGAATTCATCAGTGATCCTTATTTAGTATCGATGAAAGAAGCTAGAGATATCTATAACCGTACTAATAATATAGAACTATTGGGGTAATATGGACGTCATTTTGAGTTGATTAAATACTACTATATAGTTCCGTATTGACAAATTCTAAATTTTTTTTAGTCCACTCATATACCGAAATTAATCTATTTGATTCTAACATACCTATACTACTAAACTTTTGATAGTATAAGTAACTACAATCGATTAAGTTTTGTACTTTATGTTTATTTTTAAATAGATTTCTTTCAGTGTTGTATGTGACCTGGTATGAATTTCTACTGTTGTAGATGTAAAATAATATCATTCCTTCATACCATTCACGTTCATTCATTGAATATGTGCTCACTACAGCTTTGGGTATTACCCAATTTTTTTGAATTTGATTATTAAATGCTTCTCCATGTCCTACGATTTCTATTTTTTTAATTACTAATTTAAATTTGTCAATATAAGACTGATTTGCGGCAGGGGTATTAGGTAAAATTTCAAATGGCAAATGGTGAGCAAACATGTCCAACGTACCTGCTTCTGCCATATTATTCTCTAAATTTTTCAATGTTTGTCCTGGTAACCCCCAAATAAAAGTAAGTCTATTGGTATATTTTATGTGTGAAATATTCCCATACTTGTTTTTAATATTAATAATTAACTGTTTGTGGTCTGGCCACGGTACCTCTGGTCTGTTGATATTTTCGAGTACAGTTTTATCTAAATCTTGAAGATCAAATTTATATCCTTTAGTGACTTCGGCTTCTATCATCTTATCAAGTAAATAGAATACTTTTTGCTTATTCAATTTACTCCACTGGGGATTGAAAATCTCAGGACCTTTATTGTTATTATTTATTTTTTTCTCGCACCAATACTCTATGATGTGTTCGTCTTGAGGCGTTAATCCAACGTTTGGATTAGTCCAATACACAAAAGATAAATTCCATTCAAAAAAAAGGTCTATTTCTTTTCTCCATAATGGTTCTAATTCATCCTTACCCCATATTCTTACTTTGTTGTGTAACCCGGAACTCCAATCACAAAAACTACATGCATATGGGCATCCTTTTGTCGTTTCCCAAACTATTAGTAATTTGTGATCAATATTATCTACGGGAAAATAGGTTTTAAAATACTCTTTAATATCTTCCAAAAAAGAGAAAATTTCATTCTTATATTCAATATAAGGACTCTTACTAAGTGTTTTTTTATTAACGAACACCTCATGAGGGTAAACTGTTGTACTATCAGCCGCATTTATAAGTTTTACATCATGCCCGGCTAAAAAATCTAGTATTTTAGTAAATGCATCTTCACCGTCACCGTATACGGCAAAATCTATGTAATAGTTATCTACAAAAAAACTTGAATTTTTATGAGCATCTATCTCGGGTCCTCCCACAATGATTATTAAATTCTCAAATAGTGACTTTAACTGTTTTGCTAGACTAAAGAAAAATTCACGATTCCATACATAAACACTAAATGCTAAAATGTCAATTTTTTCTTTGATAATCAGATCAGTTAGTATTTTTAAATTGTCTTCAATATGATTCAGTAAAAACAATGGAGAAGTCCAAATATATTGATTTTTAGATAACCCCGTTGTTTGATGATTTATTTTCAAAAACCAATGTATTGGTGACACATAATACTGAAGCGTCGCCGGACATGAGCTTGTAATTGTTTTTATTTTTTTCATGATCAAGTAAGCAAGTGTGGGTATTTTTTAACGAAGTCATGAAAAGTCAAATTAAAGAAAGAAAGAGTAAAGATTATTCGTGTATTTTCAATATTTTCAATGCTGTGTGCCTGCCTAACACTCAAAGCATACCATTTATTGATTTCTAAATGATACTCTTTGTCTACTGTCAAATCTTCATATTTAAATACATTTCCTGTACCTGGCCCGGATTTAAAATCTCCATGTGTAGTGTACATTACAGTTTTAACATCTTTCCCTCCATCTTTGATATAAAAATTCAATGCAAAAATCCTTACCCGATCTGCATGCGGAGGCCAACATGCATATTGAAATTCTTCTTCTCTTATGTTTTTAATTACACCGACTGCTGCTTTGAAATCCTCTTCGAAGAAATTTTCAAATTCTTTCTTTGCTAAGTAATTTAACTCCATGTCATCTTCAACAAATTTTCTAGAAACACTGTTTTTTTTGTAATCTTGTATTTTGTCATGCATTGCCTTTAACTCTAACTCTAATGGAGCAGAGTTAGCGATTCGGTACGCTGCATTTATAATATCCTCTGAGGGCATTGGAATATTTTTTAATTCTATAATCATGTCAATATTTATGTCATCGGGATAGGCTTACTATGCATTTCTATAAATTTTAATGGTTTGCCGGTCGAATCGTAGTTAATAAATTTGGGGTTAATGCCATGGATCATCTCCATTACCTGTCCATAATGAAAATCTCTTTCTTTTTGTGATACCAGTGGGCTTTTGAAAAACCAATTACTATGCTCTTGGAAAAAATATCCTGATGGTTTTTCAGCTTGGAAAATAAATTCTGACCATTGTTCGTATAATATTTTTTTAAAGAATATGTCATGGACGAGAAAAGCATCTGCTCCGCTAGGAGTTTTGACCGTAATTTTGTCATAAAAATCACATTTAATTTCTCGATTACATATAGGTTCCATTATCCTTTTTAAAATAAAACACTGCTTTTGCCACAATTCCGGCATGTCTACTGTATAATAAAAATGCTCTGTTTTTGGCTTAAATCCAGCAAAAGCAGCACTGTTGTAATTTCCCCAAACAGTAGTGACGTCATCAAAATATACATAGAATTTTTTATTACCTGGATAAAAAGCCATCCTTGGTTTATCACACCCTGTTAATAATGCGGTACTACCTTTATCATTATATTTTCTCAGTAGTTCTCCTATCAAGTTGTGACCTGCCAAGCTGGGGGATGCTCCTAGTCCTGAAACCGGAAGTGTATGTAATTTGTTTTGCAGAATTAAATCAATAGCATGGGTAGTGTGATCTAAACATGATATTTTAATTTTTGGAAATTTGTTGGCAATTTCTTTAAGTTTAGGTTCGGCGGCCTCGCTGTATTCAAATATCAAATTAGATGCTTTTCTATTAGTTCTATCAAAATAAGGTTTTAATTTTTCTATGGCCTGTATGGGATAGGTCGTTACAATCTCATCAATGTGAATACCATTGTCTAAAAAACTATCTATAACATTGTTACTATCAGCTCCGCCGCTGTACGCAACGACAATGAAATCATACTTACTTCTTAACTGCTCTGCTCTATCTTTATACAATGTTTTTAGTGATAGCGGGCTTTCATTTTTCCAATTTAAAGAAGAATAAAAAGAGTCAAAATAATGGTATTTGACTTCTATACTATTACAAGAAGATGCATATCGCAAACATTCAGCTTTATCGAAAAAGTAGTGGTTATTGGAGCTCCAATAACCACTACTAGTTTGTAAAGCAATATTTTCTGCTTCGAAAACGTTCGTCAGCATCATAGACCGTATTTTTTCATTGTTTCGACATACAATTCCAAAGCCTCTTCTTTTTCTTTTCCTTGCAATTGAACTGGACCAGCACCCATGGCTTTTAGTTCTTCAGTCCAACCTGAATGTTTAATTGCAGTTTCTAAGCAACTAATTGCTTTTTGTTTTTGTTCCGGTGTTGCATTTTTGTGTATAAATGCTCCATTGAAACTTACGCTTTGTAATTTTACATTTCCTCTTACGTAAGGTTTGTTAAATTCAACTCTAAACAGTTCTTTGATTTCTTTAAATTGATTTAACCAATTTAAACCACTAGTGGCACTAATAAAATATACATCTAAATCTCCATTCATGATTAAAGGTAATGCTTTAGCATCACCTCCAGTGGGAATAATTTGTATGTTAGGGTTTTGTTCTTTTAATTGAAGGGCCATGATATGATGTGAAGTTCCTAATCCCGGAATTCCTATATTAATTTTTTGTGTTAATAACGCATCCCAGTCTATAGCCTCCTTCTTTGCTAATGCAAGAACAGGCGCAGCTATCAAAATCTTATATAGTTCAATCGGTGGATTTTTTACTGGGCTTTTGTTACCAAATAAAACAGGTGAGCCCAAATATATCATGTTAGGAAAATCTCCTATAAAATTGACAGCAGGCACTGACATTCCTCCTGGTCTATAGAATACTTGAAATTCAGAATTATATTTTTGTAATAATCTTGCATATCTATCAGATGTGCCTCCGGGAGGGAAATCTATAACGACACCGCATCCATGTGTTTGTTGTGCATGACTGCTCATAGTTGCCCATAACAATACAAAAATTGCTAAAATTTTCTTCATAAAAACTTCCTTTAAAACTTTATTTATTTGGTACCAACAGTTGAATTAAAAAAAACGGGTAAACAAAAAGTTGACAAATATCGAAAACAATGCTATTGTTTCAACGTAATTTTTTACCAGGACTAAATAAAGATACTATGAATAACTTTACTTGTAACAATATACTAAAACATGAAGGATTATGGTTTATTGCAGCCATGACAACCTTTGCGCCGGTATATCCTACAAGTATCCGTGGCTCAGAGGATAACCAAAGAGGTAGCCCGGGGACTAGGTAAAGTCTAACATAGAAAAGATTTATCTAACCCCTGGGAAACTAAAAAGTCCCAGGGGTTTTTAGTTTGTGTTGACAATAAATGGAGAATAGACTAGAATATGGAAAGTTGACAGTCACACTTAAGTGTGAATGGCAAAAAGGTAAAAAGAAAAATTTGACAATAAATGGAGAACAGAATAGAATATGGATCGTTGACAGATACAAATTCGAATCTGTTCAAAAAGATAGAAAAAAACTCTTGACAAAAAATGGAGAAAAGATTAGAATACAAAACTTACAAATTTACAGATTGGTCCAAGCATCTATATCTAACGGAACAGCAACGCAAGCAATTGATCGCTGAGAAGTTAGAAAGAGCAAGGATTCAATATCTCGCTACGCAAAGGTCACCTCATAAAGTGGCTCAGTAGCAAAGTGTGAATGGGAAACGTGGTCCCGAGGCGCACTTAAAACATGTCTCAAACGGGCGGACTGTAGGATGAAGCCTCTTGTGTGAGGTGAAAAATTACAGGCTAGGGTATAACCCTAGCATAGCGTAGAAATACGCTATTCTATAGTGTACTGAACGAACAATGCCCCATGCTTTTGGCGCATGGATCGGCCCTCAGTGTACTATAGAATAGTGTATATAGGGGGTTCGCCAAGTGGTAAGGCATCTGATTTTGATTCAGACATTCGGTGGTTCGATCCCATCACCCTCTGCCAATCTAATATATTCTAGCACTTAGAGAATGACTGCACGGGACTGTGGAGCAAAGCAGGAACCCGGCGGCAATAATTGGGTGGTAGCTTGAACCCTACTTCTTGATTCTCATTCTGGTTCACTGAGTGCTAGAATATATTAGATACAAGCCTGGTTAGCTCAGCGGTAGAGCAGCGTCTTGATAAGGCGTTGGTCGGTGGTTCGACCCCACCACTAGGCACCACAAATTATGGGCCATTAGTTCAGTTGGTAGAACGCCTGCCTTGCAAGTAGGATGTCGTGGGTTCGATTCCCACATGTGTCCACCAAAAACAAACTGGGATTATTGTCAGTCAGGTCAGACGGCTCAGTTCGAAGTAACCGTTCAACATTCTTCGTTTGTGATAAATACATCAAGGAGAATAAGTATGTTACTTCAATCATCTAAAATCAAGTGCAGGCACTGTGAGAAATTAATTTTTCCGCATAGTGTCACCAGGCACGATGCGGTGTGTCATCTTCACCCGGACAATATAAGACTATGTAAGATATGTAACGAGCCAATTTTTAATTGGCGAGAATCAAAGGGAACATGTTCACATGCATGTGCTAATAAGCTGTTCAGAACAGGTGAAAATCATGGGAATTGGAAACCAGAACGGTATCAAACTACTTGTTTTGAACACCATGAAAGAAAATGTGTAGTATGTGGGGAAGATAAAGTAGTTGCGGTCCATCATCTAGACCATAGCAAGAAAAATAATCACCCTTCAAACCTGATTCCAATGTGCCCGACGCATCACCAATATTGGCATAGTAAGTATAGAACATTAATTGAGGATAAGGTTCTATCTTACATAGAATCTTGGAAGAAAAAGAATAACTCTCTATAGCGTAACCAGGTAGCGTTCCTGATTTGGGGTCAGGAGGTCGGGGTTCGAATCCTCGTAGGGAGACCAAACATTGGAAAGTAATGCAGGCATATTGGTGTGCCGACTAGTTTCGAAAGCTAGGTTCCCATGTGACATGGGATGGGGTTCGATTCCTCTGCTTTCCGCCAGTTTTAGGATGCTAACAGCAAATTTTAACATCAAACTGCTAATTTGAAACGTTAAAACGCATCCTGTGATATATCTGTTGGGGTGACATACGACGGGAAGTATACTGGGCTTTGAACTCAGGTCTTAGTCGGTTCGAATCCGACCACCCTTGCCAAATTTTTTGTCAGCATAGTTTGTCACTAAATAGTGATATGAATATTTCCTATGCTGATAATGGATGGACTGTGTTCATCAACGATGATCTAACCACATTGTCTAACGACGAAATAAAGCAAGTTGCTAAATTCGTTGTTACAAATATGGTTGTTGTGTTCAAAAAACAAAACCTTACTCCAGAACAGGAATTAAAATTCTGTAGAGTGATAGGCAATCACCAGTACTACCCTGCTTCGTATGAACGAGGAAAGCATATCAGATTGAATGACGGTATACTTAGGGTGACTGGTAAAAAAAATGAATATGGCGAACCTGGACTTTTTGGCCATACTTCTGCACTTGATTGGCATGCCAATCAACCTAGTAACAAAGAACGTAAGCCATTGATTTGGTTGTACGGTGCAGAAGGGACTAAGGGTTCAAGAACAAGCTGGCTCAACAATATTGCTAGCTATCAGGATTTGCCCACTGATCTCAAAAATGAAATTGATAGTCTACAAGTTTTTTGTGGATACGCAAAAGGCAAGTATTCTAATAGTTCTTATTTTGTAGAACATGTCAATGAGTCTAATCCCATTGATCTTGTTCAAACAAACAAAGAAGGTAAGAAGGGATTGTTTTTTCCATTCTTACAAATATTCGGCTTTAAAGATAAAGACGAACAGTATTTCAACAAAATAATGCAACAATTGATCGATCATGTCGTTCAAGAAAAGTACATGTATCATCATGATTGGGATGACGGAGATGTTGTCATTTCAGAACAAATATTAAGCATCCACAAACGTTGGGCTTTTGATGATATGGAAAATCGTGTGTTGCATAGAATTGCGTTTGACTATTCAAACGTATACAAATAATCATTGCTCGGTTCGTCTATCGGTTAGGACGCTGGCCTTTCACGCCGGAAAGAGGGGTTCGACTCCCCTACCGAGTACCAAACAATTTTGCCGCTTTAGCTGATGTGGTCATAGCAACGGTTTGAAGCATCGTGGAACTAGGTTCGATCCCTAGAGGCGGCACCAAACATTGCCCGCGAAGTATTAGCTGGTGGTATGCCGCCTTCGTAACGCGGAGGATTCAGTTCGAGGCTGAACGCGGGCACCAATAGTGAGATGCCAGAGTTGGTCTATTGGCACTGATTGGAAATCAGTTGGTCGGAAACGGCACAAGGGTTCGAATCCCTTTCTCACTGCCAAATTTGACAACAAATGCACTTGGTGATATACTATGTGCATACGCTGAGAAATCAGCGACGATCTTTAAAAAGTTGTGTTCTTAAGGCTGATGACGGCAATCGTCAGAAGGCTTTAATCCAACCCCGAGCAGAGTAGCTTTGCCGAGCGAAGTGTTAGGGAGTCTCTATCATTTAGCGGATAGGATACCGGCTCATCGAGCGGGTCACGGTGGGTTCGAATCCCCCTAGAGTTTATTGGACGTCAGCCTTAAGAACATATAGTATACACCGTGAGGCAGCTGGAGTGGCCGATAGTCCTTCAAACTATTGAGATGGGATCAAAACCCATACGGTGTACCAATCACATGCCGTAGAGTCCACCTGGGGGTGATACTTCACTGTCTATGAAGCAGCGGCGGGTTCGATTCCCGTCTACGGCGCCAAAATTGAGAACTTCAATGAACACGAGGAGTTTAATTCATGAAGCGTCCTTCATGGTCTCATTCAATTTCTATTCCGCGGAATCCGAGCGTGGTGCACGGACTTGACTGTTAATCAATGACTAGCTGGGATCGTCACCCAGACGCGGAGCCAAACATTAAGACTTTAAATAATCATACTTAAAGTCTGACTAATGGTTGACAATAATTCGTGCAGGTGCTACAATACATGCATGAGTTGAGAAATCAACTAGTTCTTTATACAATTTAACGGTTTCAAGGTATTACGTTAAAGAGACACTGGGTTTTCACTAGTGTTCGTTGACGTAACGTGATACCATATTTCAACGCATTAGTGGAGGTTTGCTCAGTAATAGCAACCTTTAAATGAGATGGCTCTGATCTTATCACGCCAATAGTGTGTTGAAATATGGTATCGGGAGGTTTGGCAGAGCGGTCGATTGCGCCTGACTGTAAATCAGGTCTTAACAGCACGGTGGTTCGAATCCATCAGCCTCCACCAATTATCGGGCACGTAAGCATCTAGCGGAAGATGCTACTCGCTGTGTTGCCATGAATACAGCAAATAAGGAGGAGAGTGCAGGTTCGAGTCCTGTCGTGTCCACCAAAACAATCCTTGAGTTTGACTGGTCTGCGCGCGGCTTGTTAATAGTTGGGAATGTCACTTTCGACAGTGACCTCAAGGGCCCCAAGTTATGGAGATAGAAACTGACAGATTGAATTAAGTCCTCGTGGAGGCGGATACTGGTTCAATGGTCAGCGGATAACGTGGACGGCGTATGGGTCATGCCTATACGCAGGCGGTCTCCACCAAGATATAGGCTTTAGAGTGATTGGAAATCCTATCTCTTTCATGAGGAGATGTTGCGAGGTTTGAATCCTCGATAGCCCACACAAGTATCCCACACACATCGAATGGTGCGGTAAGGAATCAAGAGATTCTGTCGTGGGAAGTCTAGCAAAAAGCCGTGACGGCTAGACACCATAGTTCAGCACATTTTGAAGAAACCCGAGGTCTTCTACGACGGGACGGGGCTCTTAGTGTGCTGAACTATGGTAAAGGAGTAATTAACCTCAACCATACTCGGAAGTCATGACTCCGAGGACCCGTGGTAGTTTAATGGCAAAATGAGAGAGATGATGGGTTCGTGACCCATCCGTCCTTAGTCGGGGCGTAGGTTAAGTGTAAACCGCAGACAGATGAGGGTTTCGAAACCCCTCCCACAATGGGTTAATATTCAAATTGCTAAAGTAAAATGCTAAAAACCTCAAGTAAATGATAAATAGTTACACAACTACTATAGCATTTTACTATGAATTACAAGAACATTTACCATACTCTGATTACTAGAGGCAAAGAAAGAAAGATTGAATCTGAATATAAGGAAATACACCATATTATTCCTCGTTGTTTGGGTGGATCAGATGAGATAGAGAATCTGGTCGAACTAACTCCAGAAGAACATTATGTTGCCCATCAACTCTTGATAAAAATCTATCCAGATAATCATTCTTTAATTTACGCAGCAAGGATGATGATTGTCAATCGTCCATCAAATAAATTGTATGGCTGGCTTAGAAGAAAATACGCCGAAGCGGTGTCAATAAATCAAACTGCCGAAGGGAATTCTCAACACGGAACTAAATGGATAACAAATTTACAGGGCGAACAAAAGAAAATAGAAAAAAGTTTGGTAATTCCCGAAGGATGGGTTGCAGGTAGAAAAAAATTGAGCACTTGTAAATATTGTAACGCATCGTATCTAAAAATTACTAATACAATATTTTGTTCAGTGATTTGTAAATCATCTTATACTCAGGAAATATTGAGTACTCGGATGAGTAGTAATAACCCAATGAAGGACCCATCTGTTGCTAAAAAGCAAGCAGATAAGGTAAGAGGTAAGAAAAAGAGCCCACACAAGAGAAAACGAACAGAGGATCACAATCAAAAATTATCGGTTGCGTCGAAGTTGGTCTGGGAAAAAAGAAAACAATCTAAAGTGGCGGTAGACTAATTGGATAAGTCGCGGCGAAATGGTGGTTTCGAAGTCCACCCCACAATGGGTTATTATATTTCAGCGCATTAGCACTGGCTGCTACCACAGTCAGACGTATTGGTAGATATGCTGGGCAACAACGCCGCCCGGGTAGTGTGCTGAAATATGGTAAGCCTTAATCCAACTGAGGAACAAAAGATCGTCAGAGTCGCGTCTGGTAAAGATCAAGTAGTTCCAATTAGGTGACTCAAGGCTGGTTCCCGGCGGGGAGCCATATTGAAGCACATTTCTTGGCTAGTAGCGGAAAGAATACTTAATCGGGTCAACGAGCCTTTACTCCTCCCGAAGAACGGTATCGTAAAGATATAAGGACCGTCTATGTATTGTGAAGTGTGTTTCAATATGGTATGAGAGCCTCTTCAACGACCAGAGTGTCTATTATTGTTGTGGAGATAAAATAGTAGACCGATCTAGATTGGGCAGTGTCCACTACTCATAATTTGCTCATACCATTTACCATATTAAAACACATTAGCCTACCTCCACCGAGAGGTAGTTAAAGATAATGACAAGCAACAGCCAGTGTGTTTCATCGAGACATGGTCTTACTCAAGGATCGCGGTGTTGGGAAGAACGGGAATACATAACCGTCTGTAAGCAATCCTGCACATTGAGAGGGGGTGGAATTCCCCCACCATATTAAAACACATTAGCCTACCCAAGGGCTTGTAGACAGTGGTTGGAAGGATCTACACAAGTGCTATCGCAAGAGGCAGGAACCATCCAGGTGGTGCTGGACCCTGCGGGGGCTTCGAAATCCTCAGATAAGCCGTAGTGTGTTTTAATATGATAAGGATACATATGTTGTATGATATTTGATGGAACACCATGCTTTCTCATGTCATATAGCAAAAGTGGCAGGTTTGTAGCGTACCTGTTGTATAAAAACGCTATGATCATATTGAAACACATTGATCCTAACGATTGTTTAGGAAGACTGGCGATTGTTCAGCAGTGTGTTTCAATATGGTAAATGCGTAGGCTGATACGCAACTTTGAGTTCGGTGCGGCAAGCCACACAGGTAAAGCTGGTGGCATGGCTCTTCAAAAATCCAGCATGCGGGAGATCAGCACCCGCTACCATAGTTCAACACATTTCTAATGTACAAACAACTACCCGGGTTAAGTTGGGAAGTGTGTTGAACTATGGTGAATAGGGCCTCGCTCACTAAGGTCCGTTAAGAGCGAGCAATGCCAGCAGGACGGATCTGAGATAGCGAAGGAAAGTGGGCAGAGGCTGGCTTCCATAGTTCAACACATTCTACCCTACCTCGGCTGGAACGGCTGTGCGAGGATAGGCGAACAGACCCGTTTGAGTGTGTTGAACTATGGAACTTGACACAAATTAGTAAGAGTGCTATACTGTGTATCTGTTGTTGAGTGATCAGCACAAATTCTTTAAAAACTTAATTACAATACTTCTTAGTATTGTTGAGCATACTAGGCTATATCGGTATACTTAATTGGAACCGTACTCCTATGTTAGCATGACGGCTAGGCATCATGTGCTATAGTGTGTTCAACAATGTTAAGATTTTTGGGTGTTGCTCCCTGTTGCCGGCTGTAACCCGGTAGGCGTTGTTAAGCAGGGCGGTTGCCAAATGGTTCGACTCCTTCAACACCCACCAAAAATTTAATGGGGCCTTAGTGTAATGGTAGCATGTTTAAAGACGGTTATCCTGATAGGATACGGACAGCAAACTTTCTCAATTCCACGATAAGGAAAAGGTCCAGGTTCGAATCCTGGGGGCTCCACCAAAGTTATTGCCCTCTTGGAGCAGCGGAGTGCTCGTCGCCCTGTCACGGCGAAGGCCACGGGTTCGAATCCCGTAGGGGGCGCCAAATTTAGGATGCTAACAGCAAATTTTACTCAACTTTCAATTGGTGAAAAAAATGCATCCTGTCATTTTTAATGGTGTCTTTAGTGTAGTGGAAGCAAAACTGACTGTGAATCAGTAGGCGAGGGTTCGATTCCCCAAGACACCCCAAACAATTTGCCCCAGTAACTCAGTGGACTAGAGTACTGTGCTACGAACGTTGGAACTTTTGTTCGCAAATGATAAATAAGTATATGAATTACATAAAACATTATAATATACTTATTAATCGGGCAAAAATCAGATCATTGACAGAAGATTACGAAACGCACCATATTGTGCCCAAATGTTTGGGTGGAACTGATGATTTTGATAATCTTGTTAGATTGACTCCTGAGGAGCATTATACTGCTCATCTATTGTTGGTAAAAATCTATAATAGCCCACCATTAGTATACGCCGCACAAATGATGGCGGTGAGTAGTAAACATCACCGAAGGAATAACAAAATGTATGGCTGGCTAAAACGCCGGTACATTGAAATATGCCGCCAACGGATAGGAAATAAAAACGGTAGCTTTGGTAGACATTGGTATACCAATCCTTCAACATTAGAAAGCGGTAAATTTGAGGATAGTAAAGTACCTGCAGGGTGGATAAAGGGCCGCAGAATTAAAAAAGAATTAAAACCTAGAAAAACTACTACATGCGGATCATGTGGTAAGAATACAAATTCTCACAAGGCCAAATTGTGTAGTGATTGTAAACCGCTTAGTTCGGTGAGACAAGAAAAACAAAAAATGTTTTTTTCAGATGAAGAAAAAATAAATGCTTTAAAACTTTTTGACGGAAAAATACGCCCTGCTCTGTTTCATTTAGGATTAAATGACAGTGGGGTACATTACAGATGCATGAAAAAATTAAAAGCGTCTTTATACCCTCTGGCTACGAACCAGTTGAAAGGTTAACTGGATACATAGAGGTTCGAATCCTCTAAGACGCGCCAAATTTAAGGATAGACGGTAGATTAGAGTCCCGAGCAATCTAACATATCAGGGGATATGTGAAGAACAACGTGATTGTAAGGTCGTTAAACTCATCTATACGAGACAATCCATCGAGGTCGGGTAACGCCGAATAGGTGGGCGCCAAATATTGCTGATATAACACAGAGGTAGTGTACTTTCTTGGTAAGAAAGAGGTCACTGGTTCGAATCCAGTTATCAGCACCAGTTAGGGGATACTTACAGCAACATCTATCAAACGATAGGTAGTTGGTTCGATTCCAACTTTTTCCACATGGGAAAATAGCTCATTAGGTAGAGCATTCGTCAAGAAATGTATCCCGTTTTATTAGCAAGAATTCTTGCAAGAAGAAACCACTGCGACCTTAGCCTGGGCGGGCGGTATGTCAGTTACGAAACAGTTGGGTAAGAGTCCTTATGCCTAGGCACAAATTTTGGAGATGTGATGTAATGGTAGCATAGCACAGCAAAAACCGTATTCTGTTTTAGCATACGTGCAGCAACATCTTAGCTATCCCTCTGTGAAAGGGCTTGACCGTGGTTCGATTCCCGGCGTCTCCACCAAACATAGTCCAGTTAGTTCAGCGGTATGAACGCTACCCTGACACGGTAGAGGTCACTGGTTCGATCCCAGTACTGGACACCAGTAGTTGACGATAATTCCGCAGTGTAGTATACTGCATATATCGTTTTTTAAAGGAGATTGACATGAAACGAGGTAAACTGTAGTGTCATCTTGAGACTCCGTATGGTCCAGGATGGCACGTTAAAGAAAACAAAAATACGACCATCCCAGAGAAACTTTGAAGGTGAAGTCCGGCCTCTTAAGCCGAGAGAACTGAGTTCGATTCTCAGCCCTGGGACCATTACGGAGTATAGTGAAACGGTTATCACAGCAGACTTTTAATCTGCCAATTTTGGGTTCGAATCCCAGTGCTCCGACCAAAATATATGCGGGTATAGCTCAGTCGGTAGAGCAGTAGACTTTTAATCTATTGGTCGTGGGTTCGAATCCCCCTGCCCGTACCATATAAAAGCACATTAGTTACGTTGGGCCGAAAGCTGGAAAGGACAAGTAACCGCCAGGTTAAAACGGGAGACCCAAAGTGTGATAGTGTGCTTCTATATGGTGATGTAGCATTAAGGTAATGTACCACCCTCATAAGGTGTCCTAAGGCGGTTCGATTCCGCCCATCACTACCAAATAAGGAGAATATCATGAAAACTGTATACTTTGAGAATTATAGAAATCATGAAAAATTTGAATGTCACGACTTGAAAGATATTCGTGTCATCGACGGTATTGAATACCTCAGAGTTTTTAGATTTGGTACGCAACGAGATTGTCTTGTGCGCAAAGACCAACTTAGGAAACTCAGTAAGAATGAAAAGCCGATGTAGCTCAGTTGGTAGAGCAGCGGACTGAAAATCCGTGTGTCACTGGTTCGAACCCGGTCTTCGGCACCATATTAATGCCCCGGTGCAGGGAATTGGCAGACCGGCAGTGTTGAGAACGCTGTGACGCAGGACGTGTGGGTTCGAATCCCACTCGGGGCACCAGTTTAGGGATGACTACAGCAACACAAATTTCTGCAGCCATATTTTGCAGGCCAGCCCAGTAGGGGTGTGTCGTGGGTTCGACTCTCGGCTTTAGACACATCATCCAGTTTTACATATCTCTGTAGTTCAATGGACAGAATGATTCTCTCCTAAAGAATAGATATCGGTTCGATTCCGGTCAGAGGTACCAAAAATCAACATCCGACCTAACGCAGGCAACTGAGGAAGTTCGGGACTTGTGGCAAGTGCGTGTGGGAGGGATGTTCATAGCATGCCGTTAATACCACCGTGATATAACAAGCAACACAAACAGAACTAGGTAACACTTGCACTATTAGTTCGGGTTGTGGCGAAGATGAATGTTAGGATAAAACAGAATCCCGGCTATGGGATGTTGATTTGACAGAAAAGAATAAATGATTTATAATAAGAATATGGGACATTAACTCAGCGGAAGAGTCTTGGTCTTCGAAACCAATGGTCGGGGGTTCGAATCCTCTATGTCCCTCCAATGATACATTAAATAATGTAACAGGCATTTAGCACAAGGAAAGGAGTTAAAAATGGCTGTTCTAGCACTAGATATTTCAGGCACTCCGCGGCAATGGATTTCGTATGATGACGCAATTTCATACCATGCTACAAAGAGTGTAGCGTGGAGCATGGGTGATATTGTTGCAAAATACCGCGGCGGTATCCAAAATGACGGTACAGAAAGCTATATCGAAACTCCAAGTATTATTGCAATTAAGGGACATGGGTTCAATCCTCACAAGCATTCGAGGGTTGCTCTAAGTAACCGTACACTGTTCGGTCGTGACCGATATGTGTGTGCGTACTGCGGTGGACATTTCCCGAACTTCAATAATCTTAGTCGTGATCACATTGTTCCTAAGTTTCATGGCGGAGAAAACACGTGGATGAACGTAGTTACCGCTTGCAAGGAATGTAATAGCAAGAAGGGTCACAAGACATTGAAGGAAGCTCGTATGGAATTGTTGTACGTGCCGTACGAACCCAATCACTATGAAAACATGATTCTGCAAAATCGCACGATCCTTGCAGATCAAATGGAATACTTGCTTGCAGGTGTTCCAAAACATAGTAGGATCCTATTGTCATAGGAAGAGGTCATGCAAGGTGTTGACAAAATATCTTGCATGACTTACAATGAGTAAATATTGAATAACGCCGAATTAGCACAGGGGTAGTGCAATCGCCTTGTAAGCGATAGGTCGTCTGTTCGAATCAGACATTCGGCACCAAATTTTCGGAGTATAGCGCAGTCTGGTAGCGCAACTGCTTTGGGAGCAGTGGGTCGGGAGTTCGAATCTCTCTACTCCGACCAAGTTTTTATTCCGGTGTAGCACAGCGGTAGTGCAGTTGACTGTTAATCAATTGGTCGTTGGTTCGAACCCAGCCACCGGAGCCAAGTTTTATACGGCTGTAGTTCAGTGGACCAGAACAATTGCCTTCTAAGCAATGGGTCGCAGGTTCGAATCCTGCCAGCCGTGCCAATAATAAAAGAGTCTTTATGAAAGAGTTTACGATACCCGAAGAGTATATAACTGAAGTTGTTGTTAGGACTGAACATGATTTCATAAAGGATCGAAAAAATCCTACTTACGAAGACCTAATAAAAATCCTTAGAGGATATGATATAGGTGTTAGCATAAGTAATGAAGATCACGATGAATTTGCAAAATTGCGTGACCAACTTGAAAGTGAAGGTTACATAGAATGTCAGCGTGGTTGGTGGAATGGTGATCGTGTATTAAAGCCATTTAAATTGAATGAGTGGAAGTTTAAAAAGAATCATAAATTTCCTTGCGCCGCAGCTATGAAAGCTAGTATAGAGTGTGCTAGGAAATATGGTTGGAAAAGTATTTCGCATCTTTGATATCTCCCTGGTGTCAACGGCAGCATGACGGTCTCCAAAACCGTGGGTGGGGGTTCGAATCCCTCGGGGGATGCCAAAAAAATATTGACAAATAATCGTAGGTGTTATATACTGTGTATCTTGATTGAGAAGTTGATGCAAGTAAGCCCTAAGCGAAAGCAGGCATTGAATAAAGTTCTTGACAAGAAATAGCAGGTGTTGTATACTTGCACAGTAGCCTGAGAACTTACAGGCACAACGTTTCCCGATAACGTAAATCGGAAGCTCTTTAAAAATCATAAAAGCATTTTGCCCGGGTGGTGAAATTGGTAGACACAAGGGACTTAAAATCCCTCGCTTCCGAAAGGGGCGTGCCGGTTCGATTCCGGCTCCGGGCACCATACTATAATGCATCTTTGTCTATATTTTATATATTGAGGGGACATAGCCTGCCCTAGCGAAGCTAAAGAACCCGAGGATACACATCATATCGTATTAGAAAATTAGACATTCTAATACATTATTTAATATTGATGATTGTAACTTTGACTCGGCAACACGGTACATCGAACTAGACACTCGGTGGAGGTGCATTATAGTATGGTGAATTAAATGCCTCTGTAGCTCAATTGGTCAGAGCAGTGGACTCATAATCCATTGGTTACAGGTTCGAGTCCTGTCGGAGGCACCAAACATAGAAGGGGAGAGTGAGCGGAAACGGCAAGTCTACGACCGCCTACTCTTAAACGACAGAACAGGACCGCGTCCCGTAGATTTTAGATATTAATGGAAGGTTGCCCGAGAGGCCTAAGGGAGCGGTTTGCTAAACCGTCGATTCACGAAAGTGGGTCCGTGGGTTCGAATCCCACACCTTCCACCAAGCATACTATGCACCGGTACCAGAGAGGCTTAATGGCTCGGATTGCAAACCCGTTGATTCGTAGGTTCAAATCCTACCCGGTGCTCCAGATAAGGTGAGTTGGCAGAGTTGGTTTATTGCAACAGTCTTGAAAACTGTCGATTCTGAATAAGGGTCCGTGAGTTCGAATCTCACACTCACCACCAATTAATTGGGGGTTGTTCTCTACGGCGGACTGTAAATCCGTTGCCTTGAATATGTAGAGTGGTTGGCGATTAGGTTCGATTCCTTCAGCCCCCACCAATTTATGGTGCGTTAGTTCAGTTGGTTAGAATACCGCCCTGTCACGGCGGTGGTCACCGGTTCGAGCCCGGTACGCATCGCCAAGTTTTGTTAAGTGTGTCTCTAATAGAAAGCACTATGTCTAAGCTGGCCAGCAGAAGCATAGTAAAAGGTGACGGTTCGAGGACGCATCATGGTACCCTCCCGCTGACTATTATTGTGACGTACCCTAGGAGAAGAAATTCTCATAACCGCAGGGCCCATAATTTGCGGATAATGCTGTCTATGTATGTGGTGACAGATACTTAACAAATTCAATATCGCCTTTACTGACGGCGTACAATGTGATAAATTGTCAGTACACTTGCCCCGATGACGGAATCGGTATACGTGTTGGATTCAAAATCCAAATTTTGAGGGTTCGAATCCCTCTTGGGGCACCATATTATAGTACATACTGTTTCGCTGGTGGATACCCAGAGATAGTCAGATCCAGACTGAAGAACGGTTTAAGTGTACTATAATATGGTTAAAGATAAATAACTGATGCGCTATAAAGAATTTTTAATTGAAAGAGTACTGAATCTTCATACACCTGAAGAAAAGATGCCATACGCAGAAATTGTATGGGATATGCTTCAGCGTAGTTATAAAAAGATAGGTGGCTTCAAAAGTGTTGCTAACATGGAAGAGTTGGTCAATGAGCCAGGTTATTGGAAGTTGGTCAAACGTGATGGAAAAATTACATCCGTTAACATCTATAAAAAATCACCGAAAACTAAAAATTTCAAAGTTATTGCTAGTGCAACAGAAACCGACTACGATCCGGAAAAAGACAAGTATAAAGCAACACCTAAAGGTCTTAGTGACTACGAGATGATTAAAAAAAGTGATATTAAAATGAAGCGTAGTTGGGCAGAGGTAAGTGGTCCCGCAGAAATCTTGATGAAAAGAAGCGGTGCAACTCCTATACCAAACGAGTATGCAGAGTTATTGACTGGTAAAAATATACTAGATTTCAATGATGATGGATATCATTACACTAGGTTAATTCACGGCGAACCTCATGAAAAAGTAATATATGGCTTTGTCAAATTAAGTGACGAAGGACGAGAAGAATTAGAATCTAGGGGTATCAATATCAAAAAACTTCCTAAAAACATAGAAATTTGACGATAAATCCAAACTGTGATATAGTGTCATTAAGTTATGAAAAGATTGGGGGTTTTATGATTGTTTATCTACATGGATTTGCAAGTTCAGGTTCTAGTCCAAAGGTCGGTGCATTGCGCGCCCGGTTTGGTACTGACTCTGTAGTAGCGCCTGATCTACCCTTTGATCCAGCATTAGTTAGGCAATTAGGTTTTGATTTGGTCAACCGGTATGTTAAAACACGAGCAGCAAATGAAAAATTAATCTTCGTTGGAACTAGTCTAGGTGCATTCTATGCAAGTTATTTTGGTCACGTATATGACTGTCCAATTGTTATTGTAAATCCTAGTGGTAAGCCTAGCGAAACATTAAAGGCAAAACTAGGCACTAATGTAAATTACGTGACTGGTGATGAGTTTATGGTTTCTTTAGCGCACTTGGATGAGTTGGCAAATATGCGTAAGTATGTTGCTGAGAATTATTCAGGTTCGTTGGTAAGTTTGTTTGTAGCACGTGATGACGAGGTTATCCCCTTCGAATCTATGATCGAAAGTTTTCCGTATACCAGCAAGATGGTTATAATGGATGACGGTGGTCACCGATTCACAAAACACTGGGATCTAGTTGTTGATCGTGTGGCAGAAATAATGAACTATTGATAGGCATGGATCAGTCTGCAAGAATAAAAAAATATTTATCACAAATACCCAAAAATTTAAATTGGGTAGATGTAGCTTGCGGAAATGGGTGCCTATCAAAAATTTTAGTAGATCACGCTGATGCAAATGTTTTGGCTATCGACGCCAGAGATTATTTTCAGTTTAAAACTTATGCTAGGATAAACTTCATAACAAAAAATATAGAAGATGCCGATTTCTTCGACATAATTAAAACATACGATGCTATTCTATATTTAGGGCATTTTTATCATACTATCAAAAATGAAGAAATCGTAAAAATCTTTAGCGAGTCAACAGCAAAATATCTATTATTAGAAAGTAAGGTGCATAATTTTAACTCTGCTACCTCCAAAAAAGAAACTGTAAATTTTTACGTAGAGTCAACCTCTAACAACTATCAGCCTTACTCTGACTCTAATAAAGAGTTATCTATATGTCAACCCAATTTACCATGGACTTTATCTATATTAAATAAATATGGTTGGACTATAAATGATTATGATTGTGTAATAGCAAAGTCATCTATAGATGGAAAAATTTTCCAAAGTTACTTGATATTTGCTCAAAGATGATGTATAATGAAACAAATTTGAATGCGGGTATAGTGTTTAACGGCTAGCACGTAAGTCTTCCAAACTTGAAGTGAGGAGTTCGAATCTCCCTACCCGCTCCAATAAGAAAATGGTCAACAATTCTAAAAAAGTTGTTGACAAATAAATCGAAAGCATGTAGAATGCTTGCATACGCTGAGAAATCAGCAACGTTCTTTAAAAAGTAAATGCAATGTTTCTTAACATTGTTGAATACATTGCTCACGGTGCGTACAACGGGCTACGGGTGAGGTAACAACAGTGTGTTCAACAATGTTAAGAATTCAAGGGCAGCTTAATGTCCTACACGGTATGGTTCGCCCAGCTGTGTGAAGAATAAGTCAGGTGACTGACCCAAAGGAGGTAAGCCTACATAACTCCGCTAGTAATAGTTCATTTAAGCAAGCCTGCTCACACCCGCGAGGGTGCGTTCACTGAGAAGACCGGTGGATGTAACAATGAAGCAAGTGTGTTGGAAAGAATGTCTGTTTAAGTCCCCGCAAGGGTAAGACAGGCAGACAGAGAGTAACAGGTGGTGCTGACCTCAACACAAAACCAACTTGCGAATTGGTATGAGAAAGGGTAGTATTATGATCCGAAGGGTCGCACCTAAGGGTTGTAGTGCAGTATGAGTGGTTAGTGGGCATGTAGTAATACATGTACACCGATCGCAAAATACGACTGAGTAGTCCGCGAGACAAAAGGTACGTGGTGTGTTGTATTGAGTAGAGCAAAACTTTATTCAGCAACTGAGGCAGCACATCATAGTAGGTCAAATGTAGATCAATGGTAGATCGTCTGTATGATGAACAGAATGCTGTCGGTTCAAGTCCGATCATTTTAACAAAAACGCAAAGACTGCCTCGGTTGTATGTGAAAAACATCTAATACTTGACTCTTCGGAGAATCAAGTCTGACGTAACTCGCAAGGTGAAATCAGTTTATGCAGGATATTTCGTAGCCCGCAAGGCTTAATGGACCGCAAGTTCAACGGAATGGAAAGCGTAGAATAGCATACAATGTCAAGTCTACTGCCTGACTCTAAACGGCGATGTTGGTAACAGACTAGGTTACTGTGTAATAACAGGGCTTAGTGGATATCTAGAGAAGGTTGGCTCGCAAGGCTAACTATAATGCTAGAGGTGTTACTCGGTAAGGATGTAATCTCAGTCCTCCACTATTCTAAAGCGCATTAATATTAGTGTGTTTCAGAATAGTAGCATAAATAAAATTTATTGCCCCGGTGACGGAATTGGTATACGTGTTGGTCTTAGAAGCCAAATTTTAGGAGTTCGACTCTCCTCTGGGGCACCAATTAAGTTAGCAATTATGATAAAAATAAATAGCGATAGGTCTTGTGGTGAATGTACTATGTGCTGTCAAGGTCACTTGACAGGATCTGCACATGGATTTGAATTCGGTCCTAACAAACCATGTCATTGGATAAGAGACAGTGGCTGCGGGATCTATCCTTACAGACCTGATACACCTTGCAAATCGTTTAAATGTGAATGGAAAGTCAATAAAGAAATTCCTGAAGAATTTAGACCTGACAAATGTAAGGCTATTTTTGTCAAAAGGCCTATATCTGAAACAGAATACAGATTAGATGTAGTAGAATCAGGCGGCACACTAAGCGCCGATATATTGCATTTAATTATGATTTTATTTCAAAGTCATAAATACGATCATGTTCAATATCAGCGAAATGGTGCTTGGTATGAATTAAAAAGATAATTGGGGGATTAGCTCATCTGGGAGAGCGACGGTTTTGCAAGCCGTAGGTGATCGGTTCGAGTCCGATATCTTCCACCAGACAATTGCGGCGTGGAGAAATGGTATCTCATCAGTCTCATAAGCTGAAGGTAGTTGGTTCGATTCCAACCGTTCGCAACCAAATAAATAAAATTTTATATGTTAACTAATTTAGCCTGGAGCAAAAAATGGCAAAAAGCGTAAGTGAACGAAAGATTGTAATGAAGCGTACTAGTCAAGGTGGAAATAAACCCAAAACTAGTTCAATGACTAAAAGCCAAAAGAACTCTCATAAAAAGTATAGGGGCCAAGGAAAATGAGTGGCAAAGGTAGCAGACCGCGCCCATTTAGTGTTTCGCAAGAAGAATACGAAAAACGATGGGATGCTATTTTTGGTCGAGATTTGGAAAATGAAACGGTCAATGAATACGAAGATGAAGCATTAAAAGATGCTTTCAAGCAGTCAAAATTACAGCAAGAAATTAATTCAAAAAATAAATAAATTTGGGTAGTTGAGCAGAGAGGTTATGCACCTCCCTTACAAGGAGGACGATGTTGGTTCGAGTCCAACACTACCCACCAAACATATATGTTAGCAGAGAATAATGTCTGCTTAACATTGCACAATGCGGGATTAGTTTATCGGTAAAACGAAACCTTGCCAAGGTTTAGTGACCAGTTCGATTCTGGTATCCCGCTCCAAAATTATCAACTAAGGAAATGTAATGACCGAAAGTCGAGCAAGATATTCAAACGAAAAAGCCAGTGACATGATTGGTAACAAGTTTGATTTAGTGCTTATCGCAGCCCTCAGAATACGAGAATTGAAAAAGGGCGTTAAACCTAAAATTCAATGTAATGATGGTCCAACAGTGACCGCACTTAAAGAGATAGAACAAGGCCTAGTAGGTCGAGATTATCTGAAAAGAATTCGAAAATAACTTTACCCAAAATGATTGATTGCAATACGTGTGTAGTGTATACTTCATGTATTGAATGATTTAAGGATCGGTACAGCAACATTCTGCTATTATAGTGAATGGTCTGGATACGGTATGGTGTTAGCTGGAGGGGTCACCCTGTGAAGGCTAACATTGAAATACTACCGGACGAACTCAGAGTGATGGCCTGAGTATAATAAAAGCAGTCGAAAACGATCCTGTTGTTTTTGTTTTAGGATGATTACAGCAAACTAAAAAAAATATCTACTCCAGTTAATGCAGTAGAAGATGGCCCGGAAGGCAAGTGGAAACACTTCTAGTAGAAATACTAGCGTTAAAGGAACTGATGACCTTGGAAAGACAAGTATGCGCCATCGCAGACGCAAGGATGGATAGGCTTGAGGAACTGAACCGATGTACTGGGGATGAGGTCAAGCAGAAAATAAAAACCAGTTCCGTTCATCCTGTTAGATTAATTGAATGCTAACAGCAATTTTTAAAAACTCAAATCGCAACTTTGATCTAAAAACGCATTCAGAAAGGAAAATAAAATGAACGCATTTGTTAACGCAGTAGCAAACCAAGAAGCACGTACCGCTAACGGTATGAAGGCTCGTAAGTCTAGTGCTAACGCACTGGTCGATCTGTTCTACAACATCGGTGCAAGCCGTGGTAAGAACATTGTTCCGGCATTCACTGCTGCCTATGTCCAAGATAAGGACTTGGCATTGCGTATCGCATTGTGGGCGCGTGATGCCCGTAGTGGTGCAGGTGAACGTCAACTGTTCCGTGATATCTTGACTCATCTTGAAAAGACTGATCCCGATGCGGCAGTTCGTTTGATGAACAAGATTCCTGAACTTGGTCGTTTTGATGACCTGTTGGTCTTCAAGTCTAAGGACATGAAGGCTAAGGCTTACACGCTGCTTGGTGACAACCTTCGTGCTAAGAATGGACTTGCGGCAAAGTGGACTCCTCGTAAGGGTGAAGTCGCACGTGAAATCCGTGAATTCTTTGGCATGACTCCAAAGCAATACCGTAAGACTTTGGTTGGAATGACCAGTGTCGTTGAATCGCGAATGTGTGCCAACGACTGGGATAACATCAACTTCAGCCACGTTCCTTCACAGGCTGCACGTATTTACAAGAAGGCGTTCAACCGTCATTCTGTAAAGTTTGCAGAATACGTACAGAAGTTGGTCAGCGGCGATAAGACCGTTAAGGTCAATGCCGGTGCAGTTTTCCCGCACGAAGTTTTGAAGGACATCGTTACCCCTTATGGTCGTACGACCTTGGGTAAGACTGAGTTGGATCACTTGACCGCTCAGTGGGATGCGCTTCCTAACTACATGAACGATGCGAACATTCTGCCTATGGTAGACGTTTCGGGTTCTATGACCTGCCCTGCAGGCAAGGACACTAGCGTTACCTGCTTGAATGTTGCAGTATCGTTGGGTCTGTATCTTGCTGATAAGAACAAGGGTGCCTTCAAGGATACTTTCTTGACTTTCAGCGGCTCACCTGAACTGTTGACCCTAAAGGGCAACATTGTTCAAAAGGTTGATCAAATGATCAAGTCTAAGTGGGCAATGGATACTAACCTGCACAAGGCTTTCGACAAGATCCTAAGCGTGGCTGTTGCGAACAATGTTCCTGACACTGACATGCCTAAGATGGTGTTGATCCTTTCGGACATGCAGTTCAACCAATGTGTTGATCACGATGATTCTGCTATGCAGATGATCGAACGCAAGTACCGTAACGCAGGTTACACTGTGCCTAGCGTGGTCTTCTGGAACCTAAACTCAAGTGGTAACGTTCCAGTCAAGAGTGACAAGTCTGGTGCGGCTCTAGTCTCTGGCTTCAGCCCAAGCATCATGGCAAGCATTCTTGGTGCAGACCCTCAGGAGTTCACTCCTGAAGGCATGATGTTGAAGACCATCATGGCAGATCGCTACAACTGCTAAGGCAGTTTGACGACGAAATAGGGGCTTCGGCCCCTATTTCCATATGTTGACAATAAATGGATATTGTGCTATCATAACAAATGATGTACAAGATAAATGAATTAGAATTTTTAGACTTAGAGTCCGCAATGGACTATGCTAAGTCATTGAACGAATTTGTTACCATTGTGGGTGACGGGTTCGAAGTTTGTGGTCGATTCGGAGTAGATTCAGTACGTGACGGTAAGTGCCCAGATGGCATTGCATATGACTGGAACAAGGCTAGTCGAATCGGCCGTGTAAGAAAGGAGAGAGTATAATGCCTAGCGTTTTCTTAGTAAGCGACACTCACTTTGGTCATCTCGGGGTCTGCAAGTTCATGGGGCCCGACGGTGTGACTAAGCTCCGTCCTTGGGATACTCCTGAGGATATGGACGAAGAAATGATCAAGCGTTGGAATGAAACCGTAAAGCCCAACGACAAAGTTTATCACCTCGGTGATGTTGTAATCAATCGTAAAGCCCTCAAGACTCTTGCGAGGCTGAACGGTGATAAGATCCTGATCAAGGGCAACCATGATATCTTTAAACTTGAGGAATACCTTCCTTACTTTAGGGATATTCGTGCATATCATGTGATGAATGGATGCATCCTCAGTCATATTCCTATGCACACTGACAACCTTGGTCGTTTCGGTACTAACATTCATGGACATACTCATGCACACCGTGTCATGCGTGACAATGGATACCGTGGTCAAGAGATTGATCCTAGGTTTCATTGTGTCTGTGTAGAACAAACTGACTTTAGACCTATCCTCTTTGAAGATGTTGTAAAGAGGATCAAAGAAGAAGGTGGACAAGTTAGCATGAAAAGTCGAGAAGAGGTCTATGGACCAGGATAAAAAAGGGGGCTTCGGCCCCTTTTTTTGTGGCTAAATAAATCTATGATTAGATTTATTTACGAAACAGACAAATACAACAAAGACAGAGAAATTGTCGCAATCAATGTTTTTAGGATAGCCAAAACATTATTGACACTTCCTACGGAGATAGAAGTAGAGTTTTGTCAGCTAGAGTATATCTATGGGGAATTGTTACTTGATTACAGGTTCAGTAAAAGAATAAGACTAGACGAAAATTTATCTAGCAAAGAAATTATCATACCTTTTTTACATGAACTTATACACCTAGATCAAGTGCAAACTAATAGATTGAAGCCTGCAAGGCATGGAGTTATATGGGACAACAAATTTCATGATGAAAAAATGATTAGTTTGGATCGTCATATTTGGTCCAAACTTCCCTGGGAAGTTGATGTACGTGAAAGACAACCCAGGCTACTTCAAAAATTGCTGGAAGCTGGTTTATCCTAAGGTTGACAATAAATGGGTTTGGGCATACAATATGCGTATTGATTGATTGACGGAGCTTGAAATGACCAAATTCGTGAAAGAGCAGTTTACGTCGGGTGAGTATGCTATGTACAACGGCAGGTTTGTCGCCCGATTCAAGCGCGGTGGTCGAGCTAGTTTTCTGAGCTTCCTCGTCAAAAACTTCACGGTCGAAGAATACTTCCAAAAACTGGAAGGTGAGAAGATGGCTCCCCTGACGATTCTGGAATCCAAGGGTTACCTTCTGCCCCATATCAAAAAGTGGCTCAAGGAAGGTGGGTACGAAGTTACCCCGGCTGGTTTCCGAAAGATGATCGAAGACCAAATTTCGGCTCGTCAGGCCAAGGCTTGACAATAAATGGGTTTGGGTATATAATACATGCATGGACTCGAAAAACACCCGTAAGCGCAGGACCGATCGTAATCAGGTCATCTACTTCATTCAGGATGTAGTGACCCATGAGTATTACATCGGCCTTACGGCTATGTGTTTCAAAGGCAATGTGCGTAAAACCCTGACTCGTCGCATGCAAAAGCATATGCAACGGGCTATGACTGAGAACAAGGACTGGGGTCTGTCGCGTGCCTTGCGCGCCCGTGGCGCTGAACGTTTCATTTTCGGTGTTATTGAGATTGTTCGTGGTAAGCGTCCTGCTCATGCACGTGAAACCGAACTGATCAACACCCTGCAACCCAGTCTCAATACGTTTGGTGTCAAGTGACTAACACTAGCTATCAACCTACCCGTAGCCAACACTTAATGTTGGCTGCAGCAGTAGCAGAAAAGTATGGTAAGCGTTCACCCTACGAACGTATTATTGTACACTATGTACTTAAGGATACTACATTGGTATTGCATCTTCAAATTGAGAGGCAGTGTCCTGAATTTGGTATTCATTTTGAACGTCTTTATCTATGAAGGTAAATAATGAAAAACATTAATACAAAGCTTCCCCCGCCAGAGGCTCTTATGGCATTGGATCATCCAACTGCTCGTAAGTTTGAGAAATTTTGGAATACGTATCTGAATGACCATCAAGGAATGAATGCCTGGATACAAGATAACCCCGAGGAAGCACAAGAACTTCGGGATTTTGTACAGGAATTTCAAGGTCAATATAACCAAATTAAAAACAATGAATAGCCAACAAATTCAACTTTCAGTGTATTCATACCTCGCTGCCCGTGGGAATGAATTTGATGCACCTTATGGTATTCTTCAAGGTGAACACACCAACAAGAAGGGTGTTAAGTACAAGTCCGTGACATTTGGTCGCGCCCGTACACTGGATGCAACGGTGGAAATCTATAACAGAAATTTCATGATCTTGCGTACTAGTCGGCATGGTAGCCAGGTATATAAGAATTATGATGAACTGAAGGAATTTTTGAATTCACTATAACAGGAACAGACTAAAATACGGGCTCAGGTTCCGTATTTTTGACAATAAATCCGTTTGGTGTTATACTATATTCAAGTTAGAAAACAGGAGTAGATGAAATGAACAAGGGCATTAAGAAGGGTCGTTACGCAAAGGCTCGGGCCGAGTTTGCCCAGTATGGTCTTCCCTTGCGAATGGTCATGTGCGGCAAAGTTGTCAACGGTCGTTTCTATCTCACCAACCGTACCAAGTAAGGAGTAGACGAAATGAGCGACATGACCCTTGAAACCCGCCAAGACCTTGTTAGCAGACTCACTGGCGCACTGTTCATAATCAAGGATTGTGCTTCACTGGATCAACGATTGACTCACGCCGCTCATCAATCGGACTATTACCGCGATCTGATCCAGCGTGTTGAAGATCTCTTGGCAGCAGAACGGGCACTGCTCAAGCGCCAGCAAACAATCGGGCGATAGCCTACCACTTGACAGGGTCTTTGCGGGATGCTATACTGCAAGAACAATAGTAAACAGGAGTAAACGATGTTTTTTCACTTCAATCAAAACAATTACGGCGGAAGTTTTGACATCGATGAAAACGTGGCACACCATGTGATCATCGAGGCCTTCGGTGCCCATGATGCCAACCTAAGGGCTGAGAGTATCGGCATTTATTTCGACGGTGTCAACGACGGTTGGGATTGTCCCTGCTGTGGTGATCGGTGGCACAGTGCTTGGAGCAAGGGAGATGCTGAACCTTTGATCTACGGCGAGCCCCCTGAGCAGTATGTGGATATGTTTACCCGCAAGGGTGAGCCCTTCTGCCATATCTATTACTTGGATGGCCGAAAGGTCACCTACCGAAAGTAATAACCCACCCCTTGACAGGGTCTTTGCGGGGTGCTATACTGCAAGAACAGGAGCAGAAGAAATGAAGAAGGGCATCAAGAAGGGTCGTTACGCAAAGGCTCGGGCCGAGTTTGCCCAGTATGGTCTTCCCTTGCGAATGGTCATGTGCGGCAAAGTTGTCAACGGTCGTTTCTATCTCACTAACCGTACCAAGTAAGGAGTAAGTGATGACTACTGTAGCAAAAATGAAATTTACTCAACGAGTTCGTAACGATAAAATATATGTTACTGTTCGCGGGGACTTTGATTACAACACTTTGGTTCGTGCCTTGTCTGAAAGATTTCCCGGTGTTCGTGTAACTTCTGGCGGAGCCTACACTTCAGTTACTGGAGTGTTGGTATGATCAATCGGATTGATGATTTGGTTTTACGGGCAGCAATGTATTTAGAGGGTGGTGGTGATCCATTCTCTGACAACTTCCTGTCTGAAAATAAGGTTACTTTATCAGAAGCAATGACGATGGCTGAATATATAGCAAAAGCAATATATTATTATCATAAAAATAAGTCCTGACAGAACACTTAAAAATCATCAATTGACAGGAATCCTTGTTTGGTGTTGTAATACATACATCGCAGAAAAAAGGACAGTACAGTGATTCCAACCTATATCAAAGTTTTCCTGGTTGTCATGGTCTCTATTGGGCTAATTGGGATCTTTCGACATCACTATCTGATGTGGACTGGTCGAGTGAATCGCTGGTCCTACGACTGGGGATGGAATAATTTGAGTCGTTTTGATCGGTGGTTGAGCATCATTGCTGTTGTGTGTGTATTGGGTTTGATTCCAGGAGTGGCTGCGGTCAGCCTGTTGTTTGGTAAATGATATTGAGGAGCAAGTCATGAGTATGAACATCATGATTACCGCAAGTCGTAAGATCACCTTCAAGAAGAAGAACGGTAAGCGTGGCGGTGAGATTCAAACGGTCAAGTTCAATGAATGGCAAACTCCTACCCGTGTAACGAAAGAGATCCTCGCCAGTAAGGATCCTGCTCAAACCTACATTGATTGGATCCTTGCTGAATGTAGCATTGATATCGAGACACCTGTGTTTGCAGAAGATGACATTTTTCAAGAAGGTCCTCCGATCAGTACAGAAGTCTTCAATGCCGGCAAGGAGCATGTGGAAGAGTTCCGTACTTGGATCAAGGATGTGGAAGAGAACGGTTTCATTGTTAAATTTGAGATGATTTGACAATAAATCCGTTTAGTGTTATACTGTATTCAAGTTAGAAAACAGGAATGAACGAAATGGCAAGTAAGTTTGTTATCCGCGAGAAAACTACTAATACTTTTTGCACAAGCCAAAAGTTTGAACACTTCTCTCGGGACTTGCAGGATGCGGCACTATTCGCCAGCCGTAACAATGCAGAAAAGGCTGTTCGCGGTATGCAGCCTAAGGAGATGAATCCCTACGGTGGGCACACTTGGAGCATCATGAATGAAAATGATCGAGTTCAGGTTTTTCACAAAGCCTTTCTTAAAGAGTACATTGAGGAACTGGAGAAGCATCCTCATGCTGTTAAAAATGCCGACTACCTTAAAAAGCATGGTGTCGAATTGGCGCAGGATCTAGAGGTTGTTGAAGTTAAACTGGTGATTGTGTAAAATGTTTTACGTTTTTGGCATCAATGTTTTTGCAATGTTGTTTGCACTCAGTGCGGCTTGTTGTTTCCTTTATGTCTACGATGTTATTCAAGGTCGTATGACAATGGGAACTAAGTGGCGGGATCTTACTGTGGAACAGTGGGTTTTCTCCATCGGCGTTTTTACAGCACCTATCTGGATCGTGGCTATGATGCTTACGGTTGACAAATAATCCTAACTCTGTTATACTGTATTTCTAGTGAGCAATAAGGAACGTGTCGTGAAGTTCATCACCAATCGCATTCGTGTGTTTATGTTCGGAATTGCGGTCGCCTTTATCGGGCTGTATGATCCTAGTCTGGCACTGCGTAGTGCTCACAAGGTTCTTGACGTTTAAGGAGTATATGATGAAGGGAAAGTACAGTCCTACCGTATATGGTAGCGAGGTTGACGGTCCGTATGACCGCAATGCCAAGGGTGAAACTCCTGCTCCTTGGGACGGTGATAACTATGACTCAGAGACCATGTTTCCCGGCTATGATGAACATGGTTATGATAGGTATGGCTACAGTGCCTATGATGCCAAGGGAAAGTATGTAGGGTTGGGCGGATCAGGTGTAGATCGCAACGGTCTTACAGAATGGGACTATGCAATGATGTCCGACGAAGAATTTGACTCTTATCTTTGGCAATAAATCCCAACTCTGTTATACTGCATTCAAGTTAGAAATTAACAGTAAGGAGCGCATATGGAAGATATCATCCAAATTCTGCGGAATCGCTTGCAACCCATGGGTACTGCTCCCGTTGTTCTGCTTCGTCCCATCCACAGTGTGGGTATTGAAATGCATGTTGACTTCGTCCAGAAGTGTGTTGACGAATTGGAGCTGATGCCAATGCGAGTAGAGTTGGGACAGCCTCCCACGAACCTTGAAAAGCTGGCCTATCAACTGCTCCTGGATAGTGCCTACATCGTGCCAAAGACAGGCGATGCAAATCAATAATTGACAATAAATCCCAACTTTGTTATACTGTATTTCTACTGAACGAACTGGAGCAAAACATGTACGCAAAGTTTTTCAATACTGAATCTGACGCACGTTCGGCCTGCCAGGCTTGGGTCGATCGGACTCGTGGTGACTGGTATATCAGTGATATTCAGGAGGTTATTCGCAATAAGCAAGACCTTGAAATCTTTGGTCCTTGGATGAGCCGGGATTGTGTTGCTCCTGCCGATCGTCATGAAATTCCCAATGTGCCTGTTCGCAGGTTGTATGTACGTGCATCCGGCGATTTTAGTCGGTATAGCGAAGACTATGGTGGAACGTCAAGTTCTAGTTTTACGGCAGTGTTTCCTGCCTAAACATATTTTATTTCTACTGAACGAAAAGGAACAGACAAATGGCTACTCGCTCAACAATCGCCCTTGAATTCGCAGACGGTACTGTCCAGCAGGTCTACTGCCACTGGGATGGCTATCTAAGTAACAACGGTAAGATTCTGCAAGAACACTATTCGGATCCGTTCAAACTTCGCAGTCTCATTGACCTGGGCGATATGAGTTCGCTGGGTCCGGAACTTGGCGAAAAGCATGATTTCGATAATCCGCACAAGTACGGCACTGATGAGTTTTTTGCTGAACAGGTTCGTCGTCGTAATTTCACTACTTTTTACGGTCGTGATCGTGGTGAAACTGGTTGCGAAGCACGCCTCTTCCGTAATTATAAAGACTATCGTCAAAGTGCCCAATTTGAGGAATATAACTACATTCTGCGCACTGACGGTAAGTGGTATGTTAAGTATGACGATATCACTGTGCCGCTGACCGAAGCCTTTGCTATCGAAGCACAAGGGGAAGAAGAATGATCAAGGTTATTACTAACAGCCTGGGCAGTGGCGATTGGATCCATATTAAGGACGGCGATCACACTATTTTTGAGGGTCATCGTCTAGGGGTACAGGATTTGGTATTCGTCCTCGGACGCTTTGCTAATGCTAAACTAATCGAACTCACAGATGAAGAAATGGAAGAAGGGTGGGGTCTATGAAGCAAGATTGGTGTTTTGTTTGGGATAATGAAAAATCCGAACTAACGCTTCATGATAAAACCAAAGAAGAAGCATTTGAAATTGCTCGATATTTTGGCTGGAGGCCGCGAGTTTGGTATCGTCCCAGTACATGGGGAAACGTGTTTCGTTCCTGGATTTGACAATAAATCGGTACAGTGCTATACTGTATTTCTAGTGAACAGCAACAAGGAAAAATCATGGGTTTCAAGGAATATAAGGTCAAGGTGTATTCGAATGGGGACAAAGAATGGTCCCTCAATGGTCTACGTCATCGAGAAGGTGGGCCTGCTCTTGAATATGCCAATGGGGACAAACTTTGGTGGATCGATGGCAACCGTCATCGTGAGGATGGTCCTGCCATTGAATTTGCTAATGGAGACAAACATTGGTTTCTCAATGGCAACCGTCATCGTGAGGATGGTCCTGCCATTGAATATGCTAGTGGGATCAAACATTGGTTCCTCAATGACAAACGTCACCGTGAAGATGGTCCTGCTGTTGAATATCCTAATGGGAACAAACGTTGGTGGATCGATGACAAGGAGTTGACAGAAGAGGAATTTCTTAGCCGCAAACGGGGGAATTCATGTGATGGTAAGATTGTCGAAATCGATGGTGTTCGATATCAACTGAAGGTGGTGGAGTAAATCATGAGTTTCAAGGAATATACAGTCAAAGTTTTTAAGAATGGGGGCAAAGAATGGTTTCTCAATGGAAAACGTCATCGAGAGGATGGGCCTGCTGTTGAATATGCTGATGGATACAACAAGGAATGGTGGATCAATGGCAAGCGTCATCGTGAGGATGGGCCTGCCATTGATTATGCTAATGGACACAAGGAATGGTATATCGAAGGAGTTCCCCATCGTGAAGATGGGCCTGCTGTTGAATATGCTAATGGCTACAAGGAATGGTATCTCAATGGCAAAAAGTTGACAGAAGAGGAATTCCTTAGTCGCAAGAGAGGGAATTCATGTAGTGGTAAGATCGTTGAAATCGATGGTGTTCGATATCAACTGAAGGAAGTGGAGTAAATCATGAATATTCGCAAGTGGTTCAACCAACGTTTTTGCCGACATGATACAGTTGCCATTGTTCGCTGGCATCCTAGTGCCCTGATTCCTGAAAACAAGGATAAGGTGGCATGGGTTGATACGCTTGGAGTGGCTAATCTGCTTCGTTGTGAGAAGTGCGGCAAGTGGTTGACGCCTTTTCGAATCGAGCATCTTCACGGTGAACGTGAACAATAAAGAGTTTGAAAATGGACAAAATTCTAGTAGATAAGAGCGTGTTAGAGCAGGCGCTGATGGCCTTGACATGGATGTCGGACTGCTATGTTGGCGATGACGATGATTCAGGCGAATGCGCGTCCTGCCACGAACGTAGCTACATGCCGCATGCGCCAACCTGCAAGAAGCAGAACGCCATCAATACCCTCCAGTCTGTTCTGGCGCAGCAAGTGGCCGATCCCACAGACCCAGGCCACGATGTTGAGGTGTTGCGCGAACAGGTGAGGCACTTGGAGCGTCGCGTTCGCGAACTGCACGCGCCGTCGAGGCGGCGCTGAAGGAGAAGAACCATGACTGACCAACCCGAAGCCTTGCGGCTGGCTGATGCGCTTGGATCGCACTATGCGCACCTTACGGAAGTGCCCAGAATCAATAGAGAAGCCGCAGCCGAACTGCGCCGACTACATAAGATGAATCAGGAACTGCTGGATACGTTGAAGCAGATAGCCGCCACAAAAGATTTTGCCAAAAACTTGAGGCTGAATGGTGCCCCGCTGCCACCGGCATGGTTCGGATGGCCCGTACTACCATCGCCGAAGTAGAGGGAGAAGAACAATGAATGAGCGAGAACGCGCCGCGATACAGCAGGCGCTAGAGGTGTTAGAACAACTGCCTGTGGCTGAAGGTTATGTAGCTGATGTAGACGACGCCATCATCGCCCTCCGTGCCGCGCTGGAGCAGCCTTTAGATGATGTGACATCAATCATGCTGGATGTGGTACCCGGCGCCGACGGTGAAGGCGTTGAGGTCTTCGCGAAGACCGTGGATGACGTAGTGCGCAAGCTGACCGAGATGGGTCAGCGCATCGAAGAACTTGAATTGGGTCACTCACCCCGCCGTGAATGGCGGTCATTGAGTGAGCCGGATATTGAGGCATGCCTGCGCATACCAGCAGGGAGAGACGAACTATCTCGACTGGAGTTCGCCCGAGCTGTTGAGGCCAAGCTGAAGGAGAAGAATAATCGATAACTCGATGCACACAAAGGTTGACGTTTATTCGGCCTAGTGCTATACTGTGTTGCTAGTGAGCAGCAACCAGGATCTGAGAAATGTGGAAAGCTAAGTACATCATTCACGCTGAAAAGATTCCCATCGTGTTCCCCGAAATCATCAGCCATGCCGATATGGTTCGAAACATGAGGTGGAAGGGGGAAGATATCGTCGGAGCAGGATTCGTCTATGTTGATGATGATTCCTATAACTGCTACGGCGAAAGCGTCAGTCTCCATGTCAAGAGTCGTGGTGTAGAGGATGTAAAGATCCTCAACCGTTATCTCGGCGGTCGGGAGGATATTTAATCATGAATACCATGTTCGTACTAATTCTCTTCGCCCATGTTGGTGTGCTGGGTAACGGCAATTCCAACGCACTGACCGTGGCAGAGTTTACCAGCAAAGAGAGGTGCGAAGCCGCCGGAGTGGCAGCAAAAAAGCTGGCCACTGGCAGCGTCAAGAGCATTGAGTGGGTCTGTGTAGCCAAATAACCAACCAATTGACAAATAATCCATTCTGTCGTACACTAACGGCACAGTAGATAAACGTAGCGAAATATGAAAATTAAGTTTTATTCTGATCCGGGTCATGGTTGGGGTGCAGTCAAGCGCCAAGTTTTGTTTGACCTGGGTATTGCCGACAAGATTTCTCTGTACAGTTACCAAAAGGGTGACACTGTTTACCTCGAGGAAGACTGTGACCTCGCAGAACTTGTCCGCGCCCTCAAACTCAAGGGTGAAACCGTCGAATGGGATGAACGGACCACTAACGACTATAGCCCTATTCGAAATTACGCTCGGTTCGTGGCTTGACAATAAATCCTCTTGGGTGTATACTGTAGTTACAGTAGATAGAAGGAGCAAAAAATGAGAAAAGGCGAAATGCTAGGCAAGATGATTGTTCTAGTAACCAATGCTCATGCTGGTCAATTTGACAAAGGCGGCAATCCTTATATCTTGCACCCACTCAAGGTTATGCACTACCTCAAGACTGACGACGAGGAGTTGATGTGCATGGCTCTAGGGCACGATGTTATTGAAGACACCAATGTCACTTACAAAGACTTGCGTGATGTTGGCATCAGTGAGCGTGTCATTGCCGGTATCAAGGCATTGACTAAGGTTCCTGGTCAGACCTACGAAGAATATAAGGAAGGGGTGTTTGCGAACGAAGATGCTATGCGAGTAAAGATGGCAGACCTCCGACATAACACTGACATTCGCCGACTAAAGGGAGTGACCGAAAAAGATATCGCCCGTATGGCAAAGTATCATCAATTTTACATGGAAATCAAGTCTAGACTTGGTTGACAATAAATCCAAATTGTCATATAATATCGGTATAGTCTGAAACAACGGAGTGATAAATGGCTCGCTATCAACGTCCCGATCTGAATCTCAATGCTTCCGATGTGTGGGGTGCCGCTTGCGCAGCCCAACGTATTAACGGTGCTTACCTCAAGACGATTGAGGAAGGTGTGAACACAGAGACCAATCGTCAAATCATTAACAATTTCCTTGCTAACACGGACCTCATCACCGAGGCTGATCGTGAGCAAGGTGAAACCATTCGGACGTATTACAAAGGCTTTACTTTCAAGATCCTGCAAGGCAAGAAACTGAACGAATTTGATAACACCGCAATGGTAATTGCCAATCGTGATGTCATCCAAACCAACTATGACCTTGCAGTGATCGCAAGTCTGCCCAGTTGCTATGAACGTGCAGCCAAGCGTGACGACGCTAACCGTAAGCTTCAGCATGCCCGCGGCGGCTTTGTAGGTAGCATCGGCTCCAAGGTCAAGATCAACGTCGAGGTAGTGCGTAGTGTGTTTAGCCAGCAATGGGGTGTCTTTTTTGTCAGTGGTGTGACCCCCGAAGATCAGGCAGTTTTCTTCAGCTATCGTGAGTCGATCCCGGTTGGTAAGTTGATTATCGCTCAGGGAACTGTCAAGGCTCATCGTGACAACAACACCCAACTTACCCGTGTGAAGGTAATCTAATGATCACTGCAGATACTATACGTCGGTGCGCTTATCTCAGCACTGACCAACTGGAAAATATCCTTCGCAAGAGTTATCCGGAGGATAAAATTCTTCTAAGCACCTTTCTTGGGATAAACAATAGCGGAGAGTTTACATATGAGTGTATGTATTTCAACGATATCGAAGGTAAATACCAAGTCTGTAAGGTTTTTGTGCACGTTGACAACACCAATACTATGATTGCGGATTACTGACATGAAACTAAATCTTACGAGTAAACATCATCATTTAATTGCAGACCTGCTTTGGCAGGCTGAATCATTGCAACAAGCCCAAACTATTACTAAAAGGTTTGGTGTCGATGGGCATATCGTATTTCATTTGATGATGGCTCATGTTTATGATGAAGTCAATGATACTGATTTGGCTGAGGAAGTTCTGAATAGGATTAAAAATGGGACTTGATCAATACGCATATATTGCTAGTAAGGCAGGTGCTGCATATGATGATCCTAGTAGGCAAGAAATTGCTTACTGGCGTAAACATCCAAACTTGCAAGGTTGGATGGAACGGCTGTGGTTATCCAAAGTAGGCAACGATACAGACACGTTTGGTATCTATGACGATCCCTTCAATGGTGTAGAGTTGGAACTAGTTTGGGAAGATATCAGTAAACTTGAAGCTGATATTAAGTCTGGTGAAATGGCTAAGCTAGGAACTACAGGATTTTTCTTCGGTAAACCTAGCGATGATCATTACTACGAGTATGACCTAGAATTTTGTGCTACGGCTAAGTCGGATCTTTTCTTAGGCCGCAAAGTGTTTTATAATTCAAGTTGGTGAAGGAATAAAATGATGAGTAAATTTTCTGAATGGTTTGGCCGCAATCGCAAACCTATTGGGTATACGATTGGTGTATTGAATCTGCTAGTCGCAGCCAATTATCTATTTACCGGCAATCCGGGCTTAGCCCTAGTGTGGTTTATATTAAGTATAACTATTCTGTTTGACACCTATGAATTTAAGTGATACAAATGAGTGGATATAGTCTAATATTGCAAATTCGCAGGCTTGAAGAAGAATGTGATAAGCTTGGCTTCATGATGTGCCACAGTAAGCACGGACATCACCGTGAATTCGGTGATGTAGTCGCAATAAAGCCCAAGGATGCCGGTAGCCTTCCAATCTTTTCACGTGATTCTGAACTTTTTGTAGGCACTATCAATGAACTTTCAAAATGGCTTGAAGGTGTCAAATGGGCCCGCAATTATGATCGTATGCTGTTCGGCAAGGGCAATGATGCCAAGCGTGAACGCAAAGAACAAGATTGGCGTAATAAACAGTTGATCAATATCCTCAAATCAACAGATGTAAACGACAACGAGGATAAATAAAGTTGACAAAATAATCTTATTCTGCGATAATAAAGTTCAATAACTACTGTGAGAAACATATGGGTGCTAGTTGGATTCGTAAACTAAATGAAAGTGATAGTCGCCTGCATAAGGAAGATGTTGTTCGCCAAGCCCTCGCGGCTAGTGTTCTAGGTAGCACTAGTGCTCAAATCTTTTTGGGTTTGACAAAAGCTTGTTACAATCCTTACGTTACCTTCAATGTTCGCCAAGTGCCCGATACTGTCGGCGTAACGGATGCAGAAAACCCATGGCAAGATTTCAATGAATTGTTGACTAAGCTCAGCAAACGCCAACTCACGGGTAACGCCGCACGTGATGCTATCGAAGAAATGGCATATCGGTTTACTAGTGAAGAATGGAATACATTCTGTGCCCCTGTGATTAGGCGTGACCTTCGTGCAGGTATCAGTGACAAGACCATTAATAAAATCTGTAAGAAAACTGAATACGAGATTCCAATCTTTGGTTGTCAACTTGCAACTAACAGCGAAGGTCGCCCTGAAATGAAGGGCATCAAACGACTTGAGCCTAAGCTGGATGGTGTGCGTGTGTTGATGGTAGCGGTTTGGAGTGATGTCACCGAGGTTACTGTCACAAGTTATAGTCGCAACGGTAAGGTGTTTGAAAACTTTACTCACATCGAAGACCAGATCCGTACTGACTTTCTGAAACTAATTCGCAAAACCAAGATTGCCCAGCAACTTAGCTATGGCGTTGTGTTTGACGGCGAAGTGATTGGTAATAGTTTTCAGGAGCTGATGCGTCAAGCCCGACGCAAAGAAAATGTCCAAGCAGAGGACAGTGTGTTTAATATTTTTGACATTCTTCCGTTGCACGATTTCCGTCGAGGTCATTGGAATAGTCAACTTAGCAAACGTATTGAAGCACTTGAAGCAATGCGCCCTGTAATTGATCACATGCCTAATGTTGAACTATTGCCCCACATTATGGTGGACCTTGACACCGCAGCCGGGCGTGACCAACTAGATCGATATGCTAAGGACCAAGTTAACGCTGGATTCGAAGGCATCATGATCAAGGATGTGAACGCTCCTTACGAATGCAAACGCAATACGTTTTGGATGAAGTGGAAGCCCACGATTACTGTTGACTTGACTGTGGTTGGTCTTGAAGAAGGCACAGGTCGTAATCAAGGTCGCCTCGGTGCTCTTGTGTGTGAGGGTACCGACGATGGTAAATTCATTCAAGTAAATGTTGGTAGTGGTTATAGTGACGAGGATCGTGATAGCTATTGGGCTAATAGCAATCTGATTGTTGGTCGCACTGCTGAAGTACTGTGTGATGTTATCACACAAAATCAAGACGGTAGCTATAGCCTTCGTTTCCCTCGCTTTGTAAGGTTCCGTGATGACAAATAAAAGAATTGCTGAGTTGCGAGAACAGGCATTTGAATTATGTAAAAAGTATGATGATGACTGTGGCTCGGACTTAGTAAAGACTGATGAAGTATTTCAGAAGTTCGCCGAGTTGATTGTCAAAGAAATGTGCGGAATGATGGAGCAGACAGAAGATGATTTATATGCTATGGATCCTAGCGAACGACCAACTGAATACATCGAATGGTTATATTATTGGCGAACAAGATTTGAACAACATTTCGGAGTTAAAGAATGAACGAAGAATATAAACTTACTACAGACGTTGACGTTGATATGAACACTGTCCCAGAACATGCTACAGTGGATGATATTCGTTATTTTGAGGATAAAGTAAAACGAAATCCTTGGGATAATAAGGCTATACTACAATTAGCTATGATTAAGAAACATTTCGGAGTAAAAGAATGATTTTGTATTTTATTTTATTTCTTATCTTATGGACAGTTGTTAGTGTTTGGTGGTTCTTCTATAATCTACCAAACAAAAACAAACCTGGTCGTTGGTATCAGTGGATATTTGTGCCGCCTGGTCTGGCAATCGCATTTATAGTTGGAAAGGTCATAAAGTTCAGGAGTAAATTAAAATGAACGAACGAATTAGAGAACTTTGGACTAGTGTCTGTCAAAATGAAATGCCTGAATTAGATGAAACTTGTATGACTCTATCAAGACAAAGAAAGTTCGCCGAGTTGATTTTCCAGGAATGTATTCGATGCTGTGAGGGTAATAGTGAATACAAAAACCACACTGATACGGAATGGGGAAAGGGTCTTGCTTCTGGTATCGGTTTGTGTAAAGAAGCAATGAAAACACATTTCGGAGTCAAATGATGAAAACGTTTATTTTACTTGTTGGATGTGTGTTTATGCCGTTCATTTACCTTGGATTCATCTTAGGTGGTGTATATACCCCATTAGGATATTTGTATAAAAGTCTTTTTGAACATTACAAATTCACGGAGCCTTTTGGTTATTTTGACAAGAGTTAGATGTAATATGAACATCGCAGAAGAAAATACAGCAAGAGCATTGAAGGATCAACCATTATTTGCTACCCGTCAATGGTGGTGTAAATTAGGAATCCATACTTGGTTGATGTGGGCTACACCAGAAATAAACAAAAGAGGTGCCTATACTTTTGTTGAGCAATATCGTTCTTGCGGGTGCTGTGGCAAATTTGAAAGAAAAGTGTTGAGTAGGGATTAATATGGCAAGTTTAGCAGAATATTTTGAAAAGAACAGATACAAACCTAAATACTTCATCGGTGATAGAGTACGTGGCTTATGGAACGGAATACCATTCTCAGGTACTGTGGGCAACGATAGTGTAGTCATCGAATCAGAAGGTCCAAGAATCAGCGTATTCTTGGACTTGCCTATTAAGTATGACGGAAAATTTCATAATCTTATTTTTGTCAAGCACAAGGACATAAATAAAAATGGAAAATTACTCAATTATGAGTTAGGTAATACTTCTGATGCGTAATTTAATAGGTAAATCTCACACATTTGAGGATGGTGATAGTATAACCATTATACAAGTAAAGGTCCGTGACGGTAATGAAAATTGGATAACTTATCACGTTCAACAAGGGCCCGGGGTGCCAAGAAAATTAGTCATGCGAGAAGAAGAATTCGTTGACACCTACGGTCATTTGTTTGGTTTACTACCAGATGATAACGTGGAAAGGAAAGAATAAATATATACATGAAAACACTTTTCAGTCTTACCAACCTAACTTTATTGGTGGCGCTTTCATTAAGCGCCGTTGCTGCCTATTACAGTATCATTGGCTTAACTGCTATATTTGCAGGTGCAATAATACCCATAATTATTATGGGTACAATCCTTGAAATAGGTAAAATAACAACTACCGTATGGTTGCGAAAGTACTGGAAAAAATGCAGTTTTGCTTTAAAGCTATATCTAGTCCCAGCAGTAGTATTGTTGGCTGTACTAACAAGTATGGGTATTTTTGGATTTTTGTCTAAAGCACACACCGAAGTTGGTTTAATATCTGGTGATTCTCAAGCGAGACTTGCAATAATTGACGAAAAAATAAAAACTCAAAGAGAGAATATAGAACTAGCACGTAAAGCGTTGCAACAACTAGATGCTCAGGTAGACACTAGATTAGCTAGAGGAAACAACGAACAAAGTGTAGAACGTGCAGTTACTATACGTAGACAGCAAGCAACAGAACGGATTAAACTACAAAAAGAAATTAGTGATTCCCAAGAAATAATAGCAAAGTTAAATGAAGAACGAGCACCAATAGCGGCTGAGGCAAGAAAAATAGAGGCTGAAGTAGGTCCTATAAAATACATCGCGGCTCTGATTTACGAAGATAATCCCAGTGCCGAGTTATTAGAACGTGCTGTTCGTTGGGTAATTATATTATTAGTTATTGTTTTTGATCCATTGGCCATTGCACTTGTACTAGCAGCTAATGCAAGTAAAGAATGGGACAAACAAGAAGCAAAAGATAATATAACAAAATCTTTTGTTGAAGAAACTAATAATGCGCATCCAGAAGTAAAAATTGAAGATACTCAAATAGCCGATAAAAAAGAACCTAGCATATTAGAACAAAATCCATATTTGGCTACCGGGTTTAAATATCCTGAAAATTATGAAAGAGTTCATCCATTGGTTTATAAATCTGAGCCCGTTGCTCAATCTAAAAGCGAAAACTCAGAAATAGAAGTTAAGTCAATACCGGAAGAAGAATTGATTACTTCAACTATGCCTCATTCCACGCCTTCAACTACAAAAATTAATTCTTCTAATGCTTACAAAGAAGTTGCAGATGGGTATGTCATCTATGATGATAAAATGATATCAAAAGACGCACTCAAAGAAATCAAACCAGAATTATTCTTAGAAGTAGATAATGTTGCAAAAACATCTACTAATTTTGGAACGCATTTTCCAAAATTTGCAAATAAAGGAGATGTATTTGTTCGTGTGGATGTATTACCAAATAAGGTATTTAAGTTCGATGGTGCTAGATGGTTTGAATTAAACAAAAACAATACAAGTTCGTATTTAACGAATGATGAGTACGTAAAATTTCTAATTTCAAAAATAGAAGATGGTCAATATGATGTTGATCATTTGACAGATGCTGAAAAAGAACAAATAGAATCTTACCTTAAGTCTAGGAAATAAGTAAGTACTATAGTATTATTCGAACACTCGTTTTTAACATATATAATAAATGACACAGGAAAATAAAATTAATCATTGTTCTTTTTGTGGATCACATAAAGATTCAGTTAAAAAATTGATCGTATCAGAAACAGTCGCTATATGTAGTGATTGTATTGACTTATGCAATCAACTGGTTTCCGATGATTCTACTATAGATCAAATAGAAAAATCTACAACAACAGAATACGATCCGATAGAAATAAAAAACTATTTAGACAAATATGTAATCGGACAAGATAATGCAAAAATGGTTTTAAGCGTTGCAATTACTAATCATTATAAACGAATAGACAATCCACCTAAAGACTTAGAACTTGCTAAAAGTAATATTTTATTCATTGGCCCCACGGGTAGCGGTAAAACATTGTTGGCTAAAACAGTAGCGAAGTATTTAAACGTTCCTTTTGTTGTTGCTGATGCTACTTCATTAACTGAAGCAGGTTATGTAGGTGATGATGTTGAATCAATGATTAGTATGTTGGTTAATGCTGCCGGGGGTGACGTAAAGCTTGCCGAACGAGGAATAGTTTTCATTGATGAAATTGATAAAATTGCACGTAAGGGTGAAAGTACCAGCATCACACGTGATGTCTCAGGCGAGGGAGTTCAGCAAGCATTACTTAAATTAGTTGAAGGTACTGTATGTCGTATTCCTGCTAGCGGAGGTAGAAAACATCCCGGCGGAGATATGCATGAAGTAAATACCAAAAACATACTTTTTATTAGTGGCGGCGCATTCGTAGGTTTAACAGAAATTATTAAGGCTCGTGTAAAGGGCACTACGATAGGATTCAGTGCTGAGGTAGAATCTAAAAATAATAACGTCGACCTTAGCCATGTGTCCCCGGACGACCTGACTAAATTCGGTATGATTCCAGAATTTATTGGACGTTTCACAACTGCAGTAACACTGAAAGATTTGGATAAAAATGAACTTCTTAGAGTGTTAACCGAGGTGAAGAGCAATTATATAGAACAGTATCAATATCTATTTTCAGTAGACAACATAGAATTACATTTCGATAAAAAATCATTAGAACAAATTGTCGATAATTGCCTATCACTAAAGACTGGTGCTAGAGGACTGCATACTGAAATAGAAAAAGTGTTAATGCCTCATATGTACAATTTAAAAAACTATGAGAAAACTGGTATAAAAAAGATAAATATAACTCAAGAATTAGTTTTGAATCCTAGACCCATTATATGAATACAAACGGAAGAAAAGTTATCGTACAAGACGGTAATGTAGATAAAGCCTTACGTAAATTCAAAAAGAAAATTAGTGAGGACGGTTTACTTGTGGAGTTACAGGAAAGACAGTTTTATACCAAACCAACTGTCAAGCGAAAGTTAGCCAAGTCACAAGCTAAACGCCGATGGAAAAAATGGCTAGCTAGTCAAGAGCTACCAAAGAAACTTTTTTAACCTAATTACTAGATTTTTTTACGTATTTTTTCTAAAATAAATACGTATGTAGATGCCGATGGTCGGGTCTACACTGTCATTCTTGCTTATAGAAAGGAGAAATGAAATGACAAACCTATCTCTACGTTCCTTAGATATCCCATCAATTCATAAATTTGCAGTTGGTTTTGACAATGTGTTAGATGAACTCATGCGTCATACTAATTCGCAATCTGGAACAAACTATCCTCCATACAATGTTGTGAAACATAGTGACGACAAGTTTTCAATTG